GATTTGACAAACATGGTCAGCTTGTTGAATCCGTATTTCTCATACTCATCTTTCCATAAAGAATCAATTAATGACTTGCATTGCCTGTAAACCTCCTCTGGCGTATCTCCCCAATATACATTGTTTATTTCATCCCCATCCATGAAGCAATAACGTATTATTCCATCCCTTTCCCCTATCGGGAGTCCATTTTCTCCAATCCACCAGTCTATGTACTTACGTACCCATGAATCTGGGTCGGGATTACATGTACCGTAAAAACGATTTCGTATTCCGTAAGCATTCCGATTATCAGTGATAAGGTATTTGAATTTTTCGTAGGATATGTGAGTTATCTCATCTATACCTATATAATTGTATTCCTTTCCCTGAAACCGGATTTGAAAATCTTTAAACGAATCGGCGAAATACGAGAACTTCAATTTTCCTCCACAATCAAAATTCCAGGTCATGTCATTTTGGGATTTGTTGTATTTCCCGAATTGGGAAAACAGCTTATATGATTTCTCAATTACGCCCGACAGGTCTTCTTTCTCATTTCGCAGAATAATGGAGTTGTTGTTCTTGTTCTGTATATCTTTCAGCACCTCCATAAGCAATGCCCACGATTTTCCTCCGCCACGGTTCCCGCCAAAAATGGTAATGTCCGCATTGGTTGCCAAGAACTTTTCCTGGCAACCCCTCTGCGCGATTATATTAAGTGAAGTTTCCTGTTCGCGCAATTTTTCCACTTGTGCGTAAGTAAGCACACTATTCCCACCCTTCGTATATACAATCTTGTCGTGTTCCATAAAAAAAATAAGCCGGCGTATGCAGTATAAATCCGCACACTCCGGCTTGAATCACAGCTCTATGAGTTATATATAATGCAAATATACGATTTATTATAAATTTTCTAATATTTCTCATATAAAAATACACATAAAGCATTGTATTTTAGAAAATATACTATATATTTGCAATACTAAATCATGTGATATGATAAAGATAGACGCTAAGCTGGATGAAAAACAGACCAGCGAAAAAGGAAATTTTGTAACATGTCCGGTGTGCGGGCAAAAGTTGACCGATGTGAAAATAATACACGGTAGCGTATTGTTTAGGACTGTATGCCGAAGATGTCGTAATTTTATCAGCGTCAGAATAGAAGAATAGCAATTTTACATATGCAAGCCTAAGAGCTTATTAGTGCACAAAGCACTGATAGGCTCTTTTTTTTTATAACACAAACTAAATAAACACGATGGAGAAAGAACAAATCTTATCCGAACTGACGACCAGATTAGGACAAACCAGTCTTTCGTCACAGACATTAATGAAGTACATAGAATTGAATCCGGTAGCAGAAGGGGTGGAGCCTGATGACGCTTATTATAGCAAGGCGACATCTTTTCTTCAAGGAATGCAAGGGCAGTACAACCATGATGTCGCAACCCAAGTTGAGAGTTTTAAGAAAAACTACAAACCTCAACAGAGTTCTCCTGACTCAAGAGAAGGAGCAGGAGATAACGTCCTTGCCGACAAGCTAAAGGAAATGGAAAATGAGATTTTGCTTTTGAAGGATGAGAGAGAGGCGGAGAAAAACGCCGCGTCAATCCATGACTTAAAAATCCAGTCTATGGACTTGTTGAAATCTCAAATTGAAAACGGGGGCAAAAATATCTGTAACGATGAAATCCTGAATATCGCCATATCTGACGTGAAAATTACCAAAGATATGGAAGTGGAAGAAATTGTCAGTTGCGCCAAACGCAATTATGAAAAAAGATACAAGGCAATTTTCGGGAATGGCGCTTCCCCAAGTATCAACCAATATGCAGAAACCGCAGAAGAACAGGCAAAAAGCCGCCGTGAAGCATTCAAAGACCGGCTAAGAGCGCAAGGAAAACTTCCTCGAAAACAATAAACACATTAAAACAGACAAAGAATGAGACAATTAGGAACTTTCAACACTATCAGTCAATCCCAGTCGGGATTTGGCGGAAATTTTCCTGTTTGGTCAAGAGTAAGAGAATTATATCAGGGTGGTGGTATGATTGATGTCGCCGGAATGGGATTAAAGCCTGGTGATATTATACATGCCGGCACAATGGTAAAATTCAATGGAGCAGGCAAACGGGTAGAGGTAATTACAGCAGATGGAGTGACTGGTGTAAAGGCAGTAGTGACGCTTACTATCACTAAAAAGGCATCCGAAAACGGGGATTTGTCTATTGTGTTAGGCGGAAAAAGCTATTCGGTTGCCGTAACAAGCGCATCAGAAAGTACCCCAGAACTGGTAGCTACCAAAATCGAAGGAGCAAAATCTTCTTTTGCAGAATGGGATGTAAAACGTAGTGGGGCTACTGTGACTTTCACACAAAAAACCGCTGCGCAACCTTACGCATACATGTTTATTCCAGGAAATACCGGAGTAACGGGAGATATTGAGGAAACCGTCAAAGGAGCTCCCGCCGGCGGAAAGCTAACCGATGTCAACGGTCTTGTATTTGAAGACGTATGTATCCCCGAAGGCTGTATCCTTGCAACATGCGCTGTTGTGCGCGCAGGCAGAATTTACGCAGACAGGGTGTTCGGTGGCGGCATTCCCAAATCGGTAGAAGCACAGCTGCCTATGATTGAATTTGTGCGTGAATCTGACGAATAAAGAAAGGAGAATAATATGTACACAAGAAACAAAGAATTTTACGACATTGTAGGAAAAGGTCTTGCAGCATTGGGATATACAGGGAATAAACCGCTGGAAGCATGGATTAATGACATGTTTGCCGAAAAATACAATGCGGATCAAACGTTCTCCCAAATGGGGTTCCCGTTAAATCCTAATATTCCTCTGAATCCCACATATGAGCAGATAGAAGCAACAGTCCGTGCATACACGCTGGCTACCTATGTGGATATTGACAGTGATGGCGCAACCAAATCTACAGACGGAATGTCCCTGCAAATGGGTGGATTGCCAACCTTCAAGCATGAGATTGTACTGAGCCGCAAAATCCTAAGAGAAAAAATGATGCTGATGGATGCCACCGGCAGTACCACTCCGGAAATTGAGTCTACAATAATGGAGCTTCTGTTTAATGGAGTGGACAGCTTACTTGGTGGTAACTACAATACATTCCTATACCAACGAAATCAAGTTGTATCCAACAAAGGTAAGCTAATCATTGACGCAGCTAACAACCCGCTTGGCATTGCATTGACTATAGATTTCGGTGTGCCTAAAAAGAATATCAAGGATTCTATCTGGTATAAGAAGCCGGAAAGCGAAGCGGTGCAGAAAGAAGCTTTGGGTACTACAATAGACCCGATAAAAGTCATGAGGCAGGTAAGACGCGATTCCCAAGAAAAGGATTTTGCCCCTGCTGGTCACTGGGAATGCTCCAAGACGACCTTTGAGGATTTGATTAACCTTCCGTATTTCCGCCAAATGTACACAGTTGCGACACGCCCGGATATTTCCGATAAAGGCATGCAGTTGGCATTTGCTAATCTTGTCCCCGATGAAACAATCAAAACTTTCATTGAAACGCGTATCGGTGCTGAAATCAGAATTGTCGATTCAATATCCGTAGTGGAGAAATATGACAAATCTTCCAAAGCTATACAATACAAGAATTTGCAAAGCTTTGAAGAGGGAGTATTGGCATATGTTCCAAATGAAGACCTGGGTGATGTACAATGTGGACGTCCTATTTTCATGGAAACACCGGGTGCCCGTACGGCATTGTATGACGGCGGCCGCACTCTGATACGTCAGGTATTCAATGATGAAACCATGACGCAGGTAATCAAATCAGAAGTGACCGGATTGGTTGTTCCTAATAAGGTTCGCTGGTTCTACTACTTGAACATTAAAGGTAAATAACCATGAAGGATTCTCAAAATACAAATACTGGCACTACCATAGAGGAATATCTCCGTGGTTGTGTCGGTTTTGAAGTTACGGACAGTGCTATTTCCACCATACTGATTGACAGGGGAATTGCACCGGGGACGGATGTCAGCACGTTGGAAAAACGCCAGAAAGACTTGTGCCGGGCAGACCTTTATATGTGGTGCGCAAGTACACCGAGCGTAACTGGAAGCGTAGAGGATGCCAATGGTGTATGGAAGCACAAGGAGGGTGGTACACAAAGCTCTGCCTATGACAAACGTAACCTTCGGCAAATGGCAAATGACATATACGCATTGTATGGAGAGAACGTCCGTAAATCATCTGTCAGAATTGTCAACTTGGGTATGAACATGAATAAAAGGTATCCGCTATGAAAGTAAATAATCCACGTTTTCCGCATACATGCAAAGTGTATCGTATTTCCGGAGAAACATCTTTTGACGAAGGAAACGAGACCGTATTGTATGTAGGGAAATGCAACAAGTACGGAAGCACAAGCCTTAGGACATTTACAAAAAGTAATGTCATAAAGAGTGATTATGCAATAGACATTCCTGGACTTGTGAAGGGTATCATTGCGGGAGACCTTGTGGATGTTACCGATTACGGAGAAAGTTTTGAATCATGTGTAGTAACGGATTGTTACCCTACGGAAATGGGAACAACGCTGTATTTCAATCTGGCTAAGAATTAGGGAAATGGGAGATAATGCTAAAGTCTTGGAAGAAGGCAAAAAAAAGATGAGAAATATCATTGATGAATATTTGCTGGATAGAATAACAGAAATCGGAATCAGACTTCTGCAAGACGGAGTAGTATCAGCCAAGTACCATAATGTAACCGGAAATACTCTAACTTCATTAGCTGTTGGAATTTATTATAGAGGTAAATTATCTCGTATAATTACCGCCGTTGTGACACAAGGATTAAAAAATCCTACCCGCCCCAAGCTTAGCAGAGGAGACGGTATTGGCGTGATAATGGTCCAAAGTTATGAAAGTGGTAAGTTTATTCCCATAAAAAAATACAACTTGATTGGCACCAACGGGGAGTACGGTTTAACCACTTCTGTAAATTTCCTCAAAGCATATAAAACTCCAAATGATGGCATAGGATTAGTGATGTGTACAGGTACGGAATATTCTAACTACTTGGAGTCAAAGAAGGGGTTAAATGTACTGTCAGATACATTTGATTACGCGGAAAGCATTGCTAAAATGACCTTTAAACCAATGAAATGATATGGGGTACGAACAGGATTTTAAATACAAAGACGCGCTTAAATCATTGTTTGACGCAGCAAAGACGGTAAGTGAGAATGTGTTCACAAATGACCGTCCCGCTGCTGTGCCTAAGCAAATGGATAATTTCATTGTGGTGTCATTGCCCGGCTTGTTGTCTTCCATGACCTATGGCAGCGGATTTGGAAATATCCGTACCTATTGCACCATTGAAGTGTATGTCAGACAGAAAAAGGGAAGTGCGGAAGACTTGGAACAAATGGACACTATTGTAGGAGATATTCGTTCCCTATTCCCTATCAGCGACAATTTCATAAGTGCCTCAAACCCCAAATTGACCTTGAAAGGAAATGACGGATTAGGGTTCAGCGCAACATTGATAAGGACTGACCTTGTGATAAAATAAACATAAAATAAAACGATTAAAACTATTTATTATGGCAATGAAAACAAAGCAGGAATTGAAAGATGTATTTAGCGGTCTTTCATCCATTATGTTGGTAAAGGGTGGCATTGCAAATTTTGCCACGGTAACTCCGGATTTTGATTTGCCCGTTACCGTAGATACCCTTTCCTTGTCCCAAGCAGAACCGACATTAAACCGTACAAAGGTGCACGGTCTGCAAGCGGATTGGGCTGTCACCAGTACAGCAGGAGATATTACTTTCGCTGCTACCGTTCCAAGTGTAAGCAAGGAATTGGTAGAATATTTTCTTGGGAAAACCACTGAAATAGCGCAAGCGACTATCAACAACCAGCAATTCAAGGGATTCTCTACTGTGCTAAACAGCAAGAAGCTGAACGTAGGATTTGCGCTTATAAGTGACGACGGAGAAAAATGTCTGCTTGTAAAAAGAATGGCCGTATACGCACGCCCCTTGTTTGAGAATGCGTCCACTACCCCATTTGCTTTTGCGCTCAGCGGAACTATTGAACTTGAAGATGGCGCTTCGTCCGACTCCTCTTCCGAAGATAATATCGCTTTCTTGACAAAAAAAGCCGACTGACCGTAGCTCCAGCTTCCCTGTCTTTTACCAGCGCGGCAGATAATACAGGGAAAACCATTACCGCAACAACCAAGGAAAGCTCTGTCTCTGCTTCATCAACGGAAACATGGTGCAAAACCTCGGTTAGCGGGAAAGTGGTGACGGTCAAAGTCGACGAGAATAGCGGAGCAAAAAGAACTGCTACAGTCAGCGTATTCACCGCCAATGAGTTCAGTGCGGTGGAAGTTACCCAGGACGGTTCTTTGATTTAAAAATATGGCGGTGTGCGTTATTGCCGCCGCCTTCTCCTTTTTCACACATCACAATAACACAGCATGAACGATAAAACAATAAACCAACCTACCACAGCAGAGCAGAAAACGCTTGACGATGTACTGGAGAACAGCATAGATTATATTACGATAAGAGGAAAAAAGTTCGGTATAAAATGGCTGCACCGTGGAACAATACGAAAATTAACCCATGTCTTACATTCCTGCAAAAGTGAGGATGAAGTTACTGCCAAGTGTGCCTCTCTCATTATTCTGAATAATTGGTGGAAGATAAGACTTTTCCATTGGATATACTGGCGTATGCTATGGAAAAAATACACAGACACAGAGTTAACCGATATTGTTGTTATCGGTAAAAAAAAAGTGGAATTGCAGAAACTGGAATACTTGAATGCTACCATGTTCTTGACCGGAATGAGAGACACGATAATGACGATGACGAGAAAGGAAGCAGAACGTATCCTTCAAGAACTTCGGCAGGAGCAGCATTTGCAAACGGAGAAAAACACCCAGAGCTGACACGACCGTTAATTCTTCTTTGGGGAATGATTAATATCCCTAATTGGTATATGGACTGGGTATTGACCTGTGCTCAATACGAACTTCTGATGTGCGATGCTCCGATTGTAGTGTATGACAAAGCAGACACAGAACAAAAAACGCACACAGCGAAAGAAATGGAAGATTTAAAAAGGAAGTGGGAAGAAAAGAGAAAAGAGCGGGAAATGAAAGGGCAAAGACTTTCCCTCAATGATTTTATAGTAAACGGTATTAACGCTATCCCCCAAGATACAAAACAAGAATAAATATGGCAGACCTCGGAAATTTGAATTTTGGCGTTCACTTGAAAGATTATACAGAACAAGAGTACGAAGCTATCAAGAAAAAACTTGTGAATATGCACGTCACGACCAGTGCAAAGGTTGGATTAAAAGTAGATATAAAGGAGATTGAAGACAAGGTAGAAGCCTTGCTGAAAAACAAGACCTACAAGGTAAAGCTGGATGTAGATAGCGAAAGTATTAAAAAACTCAAGGAAGCTTTTAAAGGACATGTCGTTGATGCAAGCGAACTAAGAGCCATGAGGGGAGTTTCGCAGATAATCCGTGCAGATTACGTTAACTCACAAAAAGCCCTTGAACAGCTTAGGATTGCCCGAATGCAGGCTGCAAAGGCTTCCGATACGCACAATGCGGCAATGAAGAGGACAAACACTACAATGTCTTCTCAATCACGGATAGCCGGAGAACTGAAAAATCAAATCGCCAATGTGTATTCCATATACACTTTAGAGCGTTTTGTAAGGGGATTATATACCATTGGCGGAGAGTTTCAGAAACAACGCATTGCCCTTACCTCCATTCTTGGAGACAGTATGAAGGCGGAAACCATATTCAATCGCATTAAGGATTTGGCGGTTGTCTCTCCGTTTCAGTTCAAAGAACTGGCTTCATACACCAAACAATTGTCCGCATACAGCATTCCGTATGAAGAGCTTTACGATACGACCAAACGACTTGCCGACATTTCCGCAGGTGTGGGTGTCGATATGGGACGTATCATATTGGCGTACGGGCAGGTGCGCAGTGCAGCTTTTCTCCGTGGGCAGGAATTGAGGCAGTTTACCGAGGCTGGTATTCCGTTGGTGGACGAGTTGGCGAAACGGTTTACTAAGCTTACGGGAGTGGTAACTTCCGCCGGAGACGTATTCGATAAAATCAGCCGGAAAGAGGTCAGCTTCGGCATGGTGAAGGATGTCCTTTGGGAGCTGACCGATGAAGGCGGCAAATTCTACAACATGCAGGAAGCCCTTGCGGAAAGCCTTGCTGGCAAATGGAGCAACTTGCAGGACGCTTGGGATGTTATGATGGCTGACATTGCGGAAGGCAATAGCGGTGTACTTTCAGATAGCTTAGAGCTGCTCACTGATTTAATGAAACATTGGAAAGATTTTGCTAAAGTAATCATTCCAATAATAGCCTCATTTGGTACTTATAAAACAATGGCTCTATTAGCATCTTCAGTAAACCTCAAACTAATAAAAACTTTCATATCATTAACTGCAAGTGTTAGAAGTCTAAAAGACGCTATCGCGCTACTTGGATTAGTGACAAAGGCTAACCCATTAGGTTTATTATTAGGGGCTTTATCTGGAATTGTAGCACTGTTTTATGCGTTCAGAGAAGAAGCAAAAACAACAACAGAGGTTATTACAGACTTAAATAAGACGATTGCCGATACGAACGATAAGATGCAAGGGAATAAAGCCGTCGACAGCCTTATTGACCGATACGAGACCCTTAGCAAAAAAGCCAATAAAAGTACAGAAGAAAGTCGAGAATTAGGGCGAATTACAAAAAATCTCGCCAATACATTCAAAGATGCAGTTACTCAAACGGATAAATACGGAGTAGCAATATCTCTTTCTGTTGATAAGATGCGAAAATTATCACAAGAACAGAAAGATTTATACAAGAAACAGTTTATCGGAACAATGGCAAACGCTCAAATACAAAAGCAAAGCATTGATTCCGAAAGGGAAAAACTTGCCAGTATTATCAGGGAAGGGGGATATAGAAGATTTGATGAGAACGGAAAAGAGTTGTCTTTCGCAAAATACAAGCCGGAAGACATCACTAAAGCAAGAAACAGACTATTGGAACTGGAGAAGCAAAGCTTGGACTTAGCCAACATTATAGACACAGCCAGACAATCTTATCATTCCATGAGCCAAATTAATATAAGTAAGCCTTTGGCTGATTGGGAAAAAGAAGCAAACAGACTTGCTGGCGACATGGATGCCTTAAAGCCCAAAGCAGGAGATTCTTACGAAAAATACATGGAGATGCTTTCCGGTAATATCAGTGATTTGGAGAAAAAAACAAAGGCGTTTGCATCTGGAAATAAATATTCAGAAAAACAACTGGCATCCTACAATAAGGAACTTGAAGTTACCAGGACAATATATAAGGCTTTAGGGGGATTAGAAAAATCTTCTGGAAACACAAAAGACCCTATCGCCGAGCAATGGAAAGAGCGTACCGACCTCATAGACAAAGCCATTTCCAGCTATGATAAATGGAGAAAGATAGAAGGGGACGAGGCGGCATCCCAAAGGGTGAAAAGTATGCCCGAGTTTTCATTCGCCTTTGACGGGAAAGGTGTTAATTTGGACTTGAACGACCCAAGCAAGGCTTACAAATACATTCAAGGGCAGTTAGACCGAAGCAAAGAGAAGCAAGAAGATTTATACATTTCTCTTGGTATCAAGATTGACAAGGCGGGAATTGACAGTGCGAAGAAAGAAGTTGATGATGCCTTAAAGGAGATAGAAAAGTACGTTTCCCAAACCGGAGAAAAGTGGGATTTATATAAGAAGCTATTCAATGCTTCCGGCAACAAATCTCTTTCCATGAACATCGCTTTCGGCGGAGAGGTCTCATTCAAAAGTGTAGTAGATGATTTGCGCAACCAACTTTCCAAAGCGCTTGAAAATACGGGAAGTAAATTCTCCGTTACAGATGTCCTTGCCATGAAAGAGGATGATGTAAAGAAACAGTTTGGGGAAGGAGTAATTCTGAAACTATACCAATCAATCAACGAGGAAAGTAAGAAAATGCGTTCAGAAAGCCTTGAAAACCTTTTAGGCATGATTGAGGATTATAAAGATTATGCCCAAAAGATAAAGGATATTGAGCGTAATCTTCAAAAGGACTTGGCAGATATTGAAAGCCAAAGAGGTCAATTAGGCGAAGAAGCGACCGACAGGCTTATAGCACAAAGGAAAAAGAAAGCGAGCGAAGATGCTGCATCAACCAAATTTGAACAATTCAAGAGTTCGGAAGACTGGGCTAAGACCTTTGACGACCTTGACAGACTTTCTTCTGCAACTCTTAGCAGGCTAATCAAGAACCTGGAAGAGTTTAAAAATACGACCGGGCAAAGTCTAAAAGTCAACGAGTTTAAAGAGCTTGTCAATGTATTAAAAAAGCTACGTGACGAAAGTGAAAGCAGAAACCCTTTCAAGACATTATCAGACGGAATAAAAGAGTATGCGGAAGCCACTGAAAAACTGAAAAAGGCTCAAAAAGAACTTGGGTTTATCCAGGATGGCGGTGAAGTTACTACTGGTGTTTCTGAAACGAGCCATACGGGAACCAAGAAAACGGATGGCGGCTTATCTTATCAGGCTAAAGTCGTCGATAAATTAACTCCAAAATTAAAAACGTTGGCAGATGCGGAAAAAGAAGTAACTGATGCGCAGGATGAACAAAATGAGGCTTCCGATAAAGTTCAAGTAGGCTTTGGAGATATTGTCGACATGGCTAATCTTCTTATCGGCACTTTGGGAGATTTAGGGTCAGCATTTGATGCCTTAGGGAATGACAGTATGGGAGACACTCTAAGCACTGTACAAGAAGTTGCGGGTGGATTATTGAATACAGCTCAAAGCGGAGCTACCCTTTTCGTTGGTATATCTTCCGGCAATCCGATGGCTATCATGCAAGGGGCTACGGGTGTAGTCAGCGGTATTACCGGAATAATAGGAAGCATAGCCAAAGCCCATGATAAGAAGCTGGATAAAGCAATCCAACGTTCGCAACTGGAAGTGAAAAAGCTTTCCAATGACTATAAGAATCTTCAATCTGTCATAGAACGGCAATTGGGTGCTGTTACCCAAAGCCAATCCAAAGAGATGATTGCAAATCTTCAAAAGCAACAAGAAGAGGTGCAAAAGCAAATGGAGGCGGAACAAGACAAGAAAGATTCGGATGCTTCTAAAATAGAGGACTACAAGCAGCAGTATATCGAGTTAGGCGAGCAAATCAAGTATTTCTATGAAGATTTGGCAAGCGAACAATTCGGTATAGACTTAAAGGGATGGTCAGACCAAATATCAGAAGCGTTAGTCAATGCGTTCGCCAACGGAGAAGATGCAGCAAAGGCTTTTGATGATACGGTAGCTGATATTATGCGCAATGTCATAAAGGAGATGATTTCTCTGAATGTCATAAAACCTGCCATGAATAAGCTAAGAGATTATCTGTTTGGAGATAAAGGTATATTTACAGACAGTTCCGCCGGGGGTACAAATCTGACGGAACAAGAGGCAGCCGGACTAATGCAGCAACTTGGAAGCCTTCGAGGGACAATATCAGACTCAAAGAAAATATGGGATTATCTAAATGCTGCTGCAAAAAAAATGGGAATAAGCCTTGAAGAGACAAGCGCTTCAAACACTCTTTCCAAAGGGATACAAGAAAACATTACAGAAGAAACCGCCAATATTTTAGCTTCTTACATAAACGGTATTCGTGCAGATGTAAGTGTAAAACGCGCTTTGCTTGAAAAGTGGGGAAACGAGATTCTTCCGAAATATAATGTTATAGCCGAACAACAACTTACTCAATTGAGGGCGATAGCCAATAATACGTTAAGAAGTGCCCAAAATACCGAAGCAAACGTTGCTTTAGTACAAGAAGTTAGAGATATGCTAAGTATAGTAATAGACAGAAGTGGTAGAAAAATCAAAATATAATATGTTATGAACGAAAAGGATTTAAGCAAAACATTACTGAACCAAGCTATTACGTTTGGTTTATGCCAACCGTGGCAACACGCATGGGGGAATCCTACCCAACAAGGATTAATTGACAAGTATCTGCATGGGATTGATTTTGCCATTAAGCACAATTACCCTACCAACACTTTCATAAAAGGACACTTCGACAAAGACCTTCTCCACAAGAATAATATTTTTGTGGATGAAGATGTGCAGAAACGCAACATGTCACAAATTTCTGTTTTGAACGGAAATTGTAAAGGTACTCTCCTATTTGATGGCTTTTCCGTATGTGATATTTACGTGCGCCATGACAGCGAAGTAACCATTGACTGTTCACAGTATTGCAAGGTATTCATTAACGTGTACGACCGGGCAAAAGTAAATGTTATCCAAAAGGATATAGCATCGGTATATGTTTACATTCATGGAGAAGATTGTATTGTGGAAACCGATGGGGATGTCATGCAAAGAAAAAGCCAGGCTTAATGTCTGGCTCTATTGCATAATTCTTTTTGTATTGGCTGAAATGAAACAGCAAGAGTTACTAACGATTCTTCCCTCTCCAATAATTTCACGCAAGGAAGAGTGCTTGACTGCGCTTCTCAACGTCCATCCCAGTCTATCGCCTTTAGACTTTATACGATGTGGATACTTTGAAGAGCACTTTGCTTTCTTGCTTTCCATTACACTCCCCATATTGTTTTGATATTGAATTTATCTGTTCCCTTTTTTATCCTTCTGCTTACAAGCTTGCAAGCCACTTCTTGCCCGATTTGGTGTGAGACCAAACAACTAATGTAACACTCACAATAGCCGTTATTAAAAATATTGCCGTTAGCGTATCCATATTATATTCATTTTAAAATCCTATTAGCAAAGTTAGCAAACATATATGTAGATATAGTTCCTAATGTAATAGTACTCCAGTTTATTCCGTTTGTCACATTGGTAAACAAAGGAGTTATACCTCCTAAAACAAGTGCCGCAAATATTAGTTTAGATAAATCAAAGAAATATCCTGCAAGTTTTTCACGTCTTACCTTATCCTTTTCCTTGCCCTCTTTCTTTACTTCTTGTCTTTCGCTCCAATTACCCATTTGTATTATATTAATGCACAAATATAGAAAGAACGAACGAAAGAACAAACAAATAAACAAATAAATATCCGATAAATCAGCTTTTTAACAAATCCGATTAATTATAATTCATATGCCACAAAACAAGAAAAGCGGAGAAACTCCGCTTGACTTGATGATTGCTTTAAAATTGGCTTATCGTTTTTCAGCCTTAATATCCATGCTCTCCCCATCCATTGACATGGTAAGTTCGGCGTCATCACCCGATAAGGATTTCACTGTATATCTAATATATTCTTTGCCGCCCAAATAGATTCGGGGCTTTGTAAATTGATAAAACTTCTTTTTAGAACAATACAATATTAAAGGTCATCTTTTCCTATATACATTATAGATGTAGTTCGTAGCCCTACAGTAACCATTGCTAAATATTCCGCATCCTCATACTTTAAAGCATCCATATATAACATTTGACCCCCTTGCTCTGAGAAGAAAACATACCGGTCTGCAAGGTGTTTTCCCAACTCTGAAGCAAATGAAGATTTCAATGTTACAGCTCCTAAATATGCTTTATTATTATCATAAGCTATTTGAATTTTATCCTCTATTCCCAATCCTTTATAAACTGATGTCCCTTGTTGATTTGTAGACAATGGTTTGCCAAAAACTTTTTCTATATTTTCCCTACTCATGCCAAGAAAATCCTTTAAATCTAAATATAAAGTATGCAAAGGTTCTACTGTTACAGATAGTTTAAAAGATGTACCATTAGAATTTGCCATTGTTTCAAATTCTCCAACATGTTCTCCTTTAATTTTATTTCCATCTAATAAAGAGAAAATAAAATCATTAGAATTTTGGAGTTGTACATTTGGACAATCTAAAGTATATATCTCCCCCGTTTTAATAACAACAGATTGGTCCTGTAACTTTTCATCATCATCCGAACACGCACTAAAAACAAGCATTGGCAGCATTGCCAGTAAAAATAAAATCTTTTTCATTTTCTTATCAAATTAATTATTATCTTTAGGGACATTGAATATATTAAAATGAATAACCTACCGCTATTGACAATTGCGAATAATCAGCGTTTTCGATAAGCGCCCAATCCCTCTTTTGATATTTATACCCAAGTTCTACAAAAATATTTCCACTCATAACCGGAAAATCAACACCAAACGCAGGCTTAATCATAAAGCCTAAATCATTTTTATCTGCATAGTCTGAGCAAGGGATAAAAAATGTGTATCCTAAATCAAGAGACATATATGGAGATATACCTTCCCGGATAAAGTTAAACTTTCCATTCACAAATAATGGAACGTATAATGCGGTCTCTTTATAATCCTTATAATACTTATCCATAGTCGAGTTTAATCCAGCTTTCTCATACAAATGTTTACACCAAGATACACCCGTACCTACTCCCAACCTAAAGCTTTCATTAAACCTATATCCAGCAAGAAATTCTGCACCAAAAGACTGGTTTTTGTCATCATCAATACCTAAATCATATACAACCTTGATTTGCGGTTCAAACTTACTTTGTGCAAAGCACATAGCAGTTGTTAAAACGGCAACTAATATAAATAAAATCTTTTTCATTGTTATATATTATTTTTGTTCCATCTCAATTTCAATATATGTGTTATCCCATTTACATGCTTTTTGGGTTCCTAAATCAATTCCCCATGCAATCACATTCAAAAGATTTATACAAGAAATAGGATTAAATCTTGCTTCCAGTAAAAACGGCGTTGATTTATAACCCTCTTTTTTAGCAATTAATTCTTTCGAGGATAACTTTTTTCTTATTCGCGCGGTTGCTTCACCGCTTTCGTCAATTGTTGCAATTTTTCTGCCATTATCATAAATTTTAGTGCCCTCCATCCCTGAAAACGTAATTGTTTGCTTTGCAGGTGTAAAAATTGAAGCACAAGAACTCATAGAAAAAACAACAATTAGACTCAATAAAACTTTTTTCATAATAGCATTGAATATGTTAATTAATGTGCGGCAAAGTTAACAACTTTGTATTGGAGAGCAATATATTATATACAGTTTTTTCACCTTTTTTGTTATATGTTATAAAGCATATTTGGATATTACTACGCTCCCCCTTTTGGATATATGGTTTATTTTCTATATATTCGCACAATAACTTATAAAATAAACGAAATTAATTGATTTTATGATTATAAGTTTGCTATTTCAAAGATAAGGGCTATCTTTGCGGTGCTACAAGATGGTAGTTGTATCTACTCCGTTGGGCAAGCGGTTAATTTGCTCATATTATATATGGGTATTTTTTATGCCCATACTTTAGGATATTGGCGGTTGTCTATACGTAAGATAATGTCGCTCTTCGGAGTACACGACCATCTTGTAGCAGCGTATATGGCGACCGCTTTTTGTTTGCCTATAATCATCTTTAAATGCTACAAGATGGATGATTTAGTATTTCAAAACAGTAACGGCAACGATGTTACCCCTTCTTTAATCGTTGCACAGGTATTCGGAAAGGAACACAAGAATGTATTGAGAGATATTGAAAGCCTCTCATGTTCAGAAGATTTTAATCGGCTCAATTTTGAGCGCATCACTTACAAGGATGCAAGAAATCGGGAACAAACCGCTTATGAAATGACTAAAGACGGTTTCAGTTTCCTTGTCATGGGCTACACAGGTGCAAAAGCTGGCGAGTTCAAAGAAAGGTTCATCAATGAGTTCAATAAACGGGAAGCATTGCTCAAAAATGACGATTACATCTTGATGCGCTCCCAACAGATTTTGCAGAAACGAGTTGAGAACCTACAAGCCGAAAACAAGCGTCTTGAACAGCAGAACGCATTACAAGAAGAACAACTACGCCAAGCAGCCCCGAAAGTGCAGTACGTGGATAACGTCCTGCAATCCGTCAACACTTATACGTCCACGCAGATTGCAAAAGAGGTTGGGATGGATGCCGCCAAGTCCCACAAGGCACTCAAAGAGCGAAAGGTGATGTTCTACCAATCGGGCACGTGGATGCTGACAGCTAAGTATCAGGGTAAGGGTTACACCAAAATGCGAACGCATCAGTTTACGAGAAATGACGGAAGCATCGGTACAAGCTCGTACACGGTTTTCACGGAGAAAGGGCGTGCAATGGTGCATAGTATCTTTGCTAAATAATAATTAATCAATATTATATTAACAACTACTTGTGTTATCCGCATTTATGCGGACGGATATAACTATACCCAAAAACATATTGCCACGTAAACAAGCATAGATGCACGTTGAGGTTTCGACCAACGTTCACGTTATGATACCCCGTCAGCAATACGGCTGGCGGGCAGATGGCAGAAATAATGACTAAAACAAATATTCATCATGGAAGAAAAGATACATAACTTGCAGAAAGAGAACAAACTCCTCAAACTTCAATTATTGCACTTATCCGAAGATATTGAACTGATGTACGAAAGGATGGAAAAACTTGAAAGGAAGCTCAAAGAGAAGCGGGTAAAGAACCCCTACATGAAAATCGTATCACCCGAAAGGTAGTATTTATTGCAAATATAATGTAAGCCGGATAACTATATCAATTTTCTAACCTTTTACTTGATTATTTAGAAAATACACCATATATTTGCAGTATTGATATAACAAGCCAAAGAGCTGATTAACGGGCATGCCGTTGATTGGCTCTTTTTGTTTTTACAACACAAACTCAAAATAACACATGGCAAAGCCTTACAGTATCTATTTTCAGAAAAGTAAGCTGGGGAGTCCTGTTATTGACACCAAATCCCAATGGGGGATTGTGTGCAAGGACTTCCCTTTTACTGTATATGGAGATATTAAGGATTTGCCCAAAAGGGACTGGATAGACCAAGACGGAGAAGACACCTTTTTCCCCGAAGAACTCTACGTACAAGCCTATGATATAGAAGTAGAGTTCGCCTATAAAGGTGATATGGGAACAGCCAATGAAAAAATTGTCGCCTTCCTGGACTATCTGATAGGTAAAGACGGTTACGGAACAGAATTAAAGGTTTATGACACCTATACCCAAATAGGCAGGCAGGGGGTTTATTTTAAATCTATAAAACCCGACCTTTTTGTCCGCAAGACGGATGAGGGGGATGTCGTAACTTTCAACATTACATTTCGGGTAACCGACCCCAAAACACAAATTATTCTTACGGCATAATGGGACGGTTTATAATATACAGCAAAGACGGGCGGATGCAACGATGTGTCGCTAACAAGTTAGAGTATAACGGAGAGTTCATGGGAGCTTGTTCCGTTAACATTACCGTTACGTCCCCCACTCCGATTGATTTTACAGTCGGGGACTATCTGATATATCGCGGAGAAAGATTTGAAATAAACTACGACCCTACTGAATTGAAGCAAGCCTCCAAAAATACATACGGAGAGGCTTTCAAATATGAGAACGTAGTTTTCAACTCTCTTGCAGATGAACTGACAAGATGCGAATTCCTGGACTATGTAAAAGAGGATAACTTAATTCACTACTCTTCCCTACCTACATTCAGTTTTTACGCTGAAAGCATAAATGCTCTCGCAGAAAGAATACAGGTGAACCTTGACCGTATCTATAAAGGAGAGCAAAAATGGACGGTTACGGTGCATCCCGAATATGTTAATGAGGCTAACAAATCCATATCAATAAGCAGTATAAACGTTTGGGACGCACTCGCTTTGGTAAATAGCGAGTTTAAGGCAAATTTTATCATAAGAGGACGAACGATAACAATAGGCACTGCCGGAATTGCAGTAGGAAACATGTTCGGGTATGGAAAGGGAAAAGGGCTGTACTCCATACAAAAAACCGCGGACTCGTCACAGAAGATAATTACCCGCCTAAGAGCATATGGTGGTACCAAAAACTTACCGTACAACTATTATACAACATATGGAAGTCCTATTGTCGAAGCTCCCATCGAGGATGTATCTTACGGATATGACCCTAATACACATTTGATAGACGGCGCTGTTGTGACTCTTCCTTTTTATATGAAATTCCTATCCGACACAGCATTGTATGATGTGACAATTAATGGGCACTCTTATAAAATGAGAAGAGGTAGCTTTCTTGGGAAATGCTACGTTTTGTTGAATAGCGAAGCCGACAAGGACAACGTCCGCATAGGCGCAAAGATGCGGATAGAAAAAGGCATTGAGACGGACAATGTTCCAAGAAAGTACAAAAGACCTTCCGGAGCATTAGTCCCCAATAATATGGCTGTTAAAAACTTGATGCTTCCTGATTTTCCAGAAAAGACACTTGACCCATACCTTGATAGTAAAAACATAGATATTATCGGAGTTCGGGAAGGTTCGGTTTTCTTTGACGGGAGCGATACTTCTTTGCCGGAAATATATCCGTCTATGGAAGGAATGACGGCACAGCAGTTGAAAGACGCGGGAATAATCGTAAATGCTACCGGAGCGTTGGATGAAATCGCTTCCGATTCAGTGAATAAGGATAATACGCCAATCGCGGATGATGGTTACTTTGAAGAAGGGGAAACCATCCCACCGTTCAAAATATATCTCAAAGACATTGGATTTGACATAAACGATTATCTAACAGGGGAAACCGCCACCATATCCATGAAAAGCGGAATGTGTGGTGGGCGTGAATTTGAAATACTTGGAGATGCAGACAAGCCCGTAAAACAAGGTGACATGTGGGTCTTGACATGCAACAGAGTCTATGATGAAGGGCTGAATCTTTATTTCCCATATAAGGATTTTACTATCAAAGCCGGAGATAAATTTGTGCTTTTGGGTATTGATATGCCGGATGTGTATATAAAAGCCGCTTCCCAAAGATTGCTAACAGCTTCCAAAGAATATCTTGCAAAAAATGATTATGTAAGATATACTTACGAGCCTAAAGTAGACGAAATATTTATGGCGCGTCACCCGGAACTGCATGACAGTATAAAGGAAGGTGATTTAATGTTATTCGAGGATGAAGACTTAAACATCAACGGGAGCATTATTATTGACAGCCTTACAATAAAGGAAGGAGACGCTCTCATCCCAACGTATGATATTACCCTTCGCAATGACAAAGCGGTAGGAACTTTAGAAAAGATACAGAATCAGATAGACTCAATTGTAGGCGGGCAAGGCGGTGGAGGATTAACTACCCAACAAGTGGAATCAATCATTAAAGCCTTTGGAGAAAAGCTGTTTTTGAATAAAACCAAACCTGACCAAACCAGCTATTTAATAAAGTTCTTAGGCGGATTATTTTCAGACTACATCCAGTCCATGAACTTTTCTTCCGGTGCTCTCGGTGAAGGCTTTGTTATTAAAGTAGACAGCAAGACGGGTAAATCCTACATTGAAGTGGACGAACTCTTTGTGCGTATCAAAGCGATGTTCTCCGAACTGGAGATAAAGAAACTCTCTTATGCAGGCGGGAACTACATGTTCACCGCTGCCGGAATGAAATGCGGAAAGGTTGAGGAACACGAGGATTTTTGGCGGTGCTATCTGCTGGTTGATGATGGGGAGACGGCTATCGAGAACCCGTTCAAGGAAGGCGACCAGGTACGTTTTCAAGACTTCAATATCAAGCCGGGTGTCTACGAGAATGTATCCAACCGTTACTATTGGCGCTTATGTGTCGGCGTTGGTGAGGATTACATAGACCTTAGCAAGACGGACTGTGATGCAAACAGCGACATACCACAGGAAGGCGATAGCCTTGTACAGCTCGGAAACAGAACAGACAAGAAGCGTCAGAACGCAATCACCTTGTCCGTGTATGGCGATGATGCACCGAGTATCCATCAGTATGCCGGAATAGATTCCTATTCTTTAGCAGGCAAGGAAGTGACGGTTATCAGTCCGCAAGGCAACAAGTTCATGGGAGACTTTATCTTGAAAACGGGGATAAATATTATGACCCAGTTCAAGATATTGGAAGATTTGATTTACTCTGAAATCTCCAAAGTGCTTGACGAGGTGCAGGCAAAGGATAATTATCTGTACAATGCGGCATTTGCAAGCAATACGAACGGTTGGGAGGCAAAGAACGATGTTCATTTCTTCACCGTGAACGGAAAGTTCTTATTAGTGAATGGGGAGTTCTATTCCCGTAAGGACGCTATGGCTGCCATTATCAGAGACGGGGATAGAAACGTGCTTCGTATCCTTTCTTCCGGAATTAAACAGTCAAATGCTGATTTAGCCAATAAGCCTACCTATGAGGAAGGGGAAGAACCGAAGAAGTTCTTTATCTCTTTCCGGTACAGGGTAGCTACAGCCGGAACGCTGACAATAGGATTTCCCGGTCAGAACCTGCATTTCACCGAACGTCTTGAACCGGGCGAGGAATACGCAATGAAGGAGTATTCCGGCACATGGGACGGAACGGGCGACTTTGAATTGAAGTTTACGGGGGATATATACATACACTCGCTGGCATTGACCGAAAACGCATTCGAGGATTTATATACAAAATTGAGTTCCGAAATAGAGCAGACTGCGGAAAGTATCAGGTTGGAAGTAAAGGAACTCTCGGAAAGCAACAATCAAAGGTTCTCACAGATTGAGCAGACAGCGGAAAACCTCAAATTGTCTGTTACAAAAATAGAGGAAGATGTAACGCAGTTGGGGCTGGACATCAATGGGGTTACCGATGAACTTAAATTATATGTCAAAAAAGACGGATTAGGTTCAGAAATCAATGTGGCACTTGATAACATTTCCGTGGTTTCCAAAAACATATACTTTACCGGAGATATATCCGCCAACGGGAATGTGTCTATTCAGGCAGACGGGACAATAAAGGCTATTGGTGGATATTTTGAAGGAGAGATAAATGCAAACAGCGGGGTGTTTAAAAATGTAAGAACTCCTAACAACTCTTTGGTGATAGACGAAAATGGGAATGTTAGCATTGTTGGCAAAATGTCAACTGCTTCGTCAGGCACAAAAATAGAAATAGACCCAAATACTAATTCTATTCGGATGTATAATCAAAACGGTAAGGAAGTGGGAAGTATTAATTTTATGGTTGAAGAATGGGGAGGTTCTAATAATTACTATCCCAAAATTAGGTTACATACATATCATGGAGACGAAGAAATTTCTGACGTAAGCTTATCGGGTGGAAACATGTCAATATCGGTAAATATGAGAGGACATAATTATTTCTGCAATTTAGAGCCTAGAGCGGGCCTTTTCTTCTATAAAGACAATATTCGTACCAAATCGTATCCAGCAAATTAATAAACGCAAAAGTTATGAAAAAGATAAATTTTAAACAATTACTGATTGCTACGGACATTACCCGTAAGCATTGTGAAAATATAGACTGTAGAGAGAATTTTGCGAATGTATTATACCGGAACGGTAACGGTATCGCATCGCATGCACTCGCTTTGAAGATATACAACTCCAATGAAGAGACAGAGTATACCGATGAAGAAGTGTCCCTGATACAAGAGCATGCAAATACTTTTTGCAAACCTTTCTTCATTGACGCGCTCAATCGTGCTATCAACAATCAACCGGAAGAAGTAACCGATAAACAGGAATAATTATGGCTTGGACAGAACAGGATTATCAAGAAATAGTTGCCCGCCTTATGGCTAGTTCTATAGGGGTTAATGAAGTACCGAATGCGGACAAAGCGGATGATGTAACATCATTGCCTGCATTTAAACCTTCAGGAAGCAACAGTGAAGCTTCTGTGGTCAATTATCCTTTAGAATTTTTGAAAGGAGAACAAGGCGAGCCAGGTATACAAGGAGAACCTGGGAAGTCATTTAAGGTAGCCGGCGAATACGCCACCCTTGAAGCCTTGAAATCTGCTGTTCCCGATGGTTCGGCAGTTGACGGGTTCATGGCTGTAGGTACGGAAGCCCCTTATGATTACTACGCGTGGGTGAACGGCGAATGGGTAAGTCAGGGGAAGATAGGCGGCATAGAAGAAGCGCCAACTGATGGAAAGGCATACGGTCGTAAGAATGGGAATTGGGCGGAAGTTCCTGAAAAATCCGACGTCCTCACCAAAACCAACAGTGAAAGTTTCACCCCAACCTCGGACTATCAGCCTGCAACGAAGAAGTATGCGGATAATATCAATTATGGTAAGGTTATTAACGTTTCTGTGGGCACTTATCTTGTTACCAATAAAAACGAAAAAGACAGGGAAGCAATAGACCTTATAAATGCCATTTTTGGTTCGGTTGATAATCTGAAAGAAATAATCCAGGATATTATAGCGAACCACACCAAGTATTATTTTCACAGTTATAATAGCAAAGATAATTGTATTGAACTTAGTAACATTTACTCTTTTCACAACCCTGAAACTGAAGAATATAACTTGCAATGCAATATCAGTTATTATACTAATAACGGTCCTGTTTCCAAGCGTATGGGATTTAAACTAATGCCCAATGATGAAGACTGCGCTGCCTCTATAGAAGATATACTCACTTCCGATAAGCTGGCTTTTATCACCCAAATGACATCTTCTAAATATGAATCGCTTCCTGATAAAAAAGCCAATACAATATACGTTATAATAAATTAAAGATGGCAGGAGTATTTAACGACAGTAAGAAAATAGAAGATGTCTTTGTACAGGATATACCTGTTGCTAAAATTTCTCTTCAAAATAAAGTAGTTTATGCTGGCTATCCTTATCCTTGTGTTGGTGAGAATAATTTAACCCCCATTACTCTTCAGCAATACATTGAGTTGCCTTATTTGGGAGACCCGCAAAATTTTCAAGTAGCCCTATATTTTTCAAAATATATAGAAAGTTTTGAATATAGAGTTGTATTAGCTGGAATAGATAGCGGTTTTAAAGTTTGTCCTCTTAATGAGCAAGTAATTCCTAATGTTTACGGTTCTGTCACAAATTACGGTAATTATGCTGTTCTATTAGGTCTGTGTGCTCCTCGTTATATTGCCAACGAAACGAGCGCTCCAACGATGCTTACTGAATTTAAAATTGATGGTAAATTATACAGCTATAATTATATAAGAAAGTAATTATAAGAATTGAATTTAACTTATTTGATTATGAGAGTAAAAGTATTTTATGAAAACTGGTTTGCCAAACTTATCCTATTTGGCGACTACACAACAATTATGTTCTTCGGCTTTATCCTTACGAAGCTGAAAGAACTGTCCGAAACGACTATCCGCCATGAACGGACACATCAGAAACAGTTCTTCGAGTGTATGGAGATAGCGGCTATCCCGTCCGTATTGCTGGCATTCCATGTCAGTGCGTGGTGGTTGCTCCTTATCCCGCTATTCTACTACATTCTTTATTTGGCAGAATGGTTTGTGAGCTTCGTGTATCACTTGTTCACAGACAACAAGATTGGGGACGGAGAGGTCAATAAAAACGCTTACCGTGCGAGCGCATTTGAAATGGAAGCCAAACTCAACCAGGATAATCCGAACTATCTGAAAGAACGTAAATGGGGTGCGTGGTTCCGCTATTACGGTAAGATATGAAAATCCCGTCCTACTCTCACGAGCAAAACGGAATGACAGTAGTTCGCTTATTTGATAAGAGACACAAAGATAGGAATAATTGACAAATAACGATAAGATGAAGAATAACATTATTACCCAAAGCATACCGGGTGGTTTCTCGGTAATAGCAAGCAGTTTTATTGCACAGTCATTGGAACACATGATACCGTGGCTGATAGTAACATTTTCAGTCGTTGTATGCGATTTGATGTTCGGGATAAGGAAATGCCTGCTATTGGGTGAAGAATTTCGGTTTTCAAGTGCTGTGCGCCGTACTATGGGTAAAATGGTGACATACTTTGCCTTTGTTTGTATGGTGGTGATGATAAATATTGCTTCCGGCAATAAATGGAATATTGATGTGTATTCATGCTTGTTTGTCTGCTTCATAGAGTTCTGCTCTATCATAAGCAATATCTTGAAGCCAAAGGGATATAATTTTAGCTTGCTGAAAGCGTTGGGATTGTTCGGAAAGAAAGTGCTCGATGTCGAGAAAGAAGATATGAGTGAAATAATAACTAAAGATAAGGAGTAACAAAATGAAAAAGAAACTGATTATCGCAGCGATTGTTATCGCTATCATCGTGGGAGTTATGCTGTACATGCACTACACACCGTTTTGGGTGAACCTGACTACTGTTGTATCATTCGGTGTCGGTGTTGTTGCCGGATGGGTGGCTCGTTTAGTTTATGACAAATATTTCAAGGAGGACGCGCAGAATGAAAGTATTGATTGACAACGGACACGGAAGTAACACTCCGGGCAAGTGTTCACCGGACGGAAGATTGAAAGAGTATGCGTATGCCCGTGAGATTGCCATACGTTTGGAAGCCGAATTGCGCAAACAAGGTGTTGACGCAGAACGTATCGTCAAAGAGGAAATAGACGTTCCCTTATCGGAGCGTTGCCGTAGGGCGAACGAATACAAGGCAAGTGACACAATCCTCGTATCTATCCACTGTAATGCAGCGGGAAGCGGCTCTGAATGGATGCAGGCACGTGGTTGGGAAGCGTGGACTTCGACAGGTCAGACGAAAGCCGATAAATTAGCTGATAGCTTATATGTGGCAGCCGAACGACTTTTGCCGGGTATGAAGATACGCAAGGATATGACGGATGGCGACCCTGATAAGGAAAGCGGGTTCTACATCTTGAAGCACACGAAGTGCCCGGCAGTCCTTACAGAGAACCTATTCCAAGACAATAAGGAAGATGTTGGCTTCTTATTATCGGAAGAGGGGAAGCGGGCAATAGTGGACTTGCATGTGCAGGGAATTGTGAACTATTTGAATAACTCTAAAAAGTAAACATCATGGCAGCAGAAGTTTTATCATTTCAACAAGAAGAAGGCAAAACAGCGTATTACGCAACGTTTGTCAGTGACGGCAATCCCGTTACCATACAGATAAAGAACAAGGGCGGATATGTGACCGCTTTCGCAGGAATTGATGATTTGGAACCCGTTCCGCTTTATCCCAACGCATCCCAATATAACGGTGCGTCCAATACGATTTTCCGTATCGCAGGGATAGCGAATGGCATAAACGTCACAATCAAGAGCGCTACCGAAGTATTGGAAGCCAAAATGATTAAAGAGGGATAGCCTATGAACCCAATCACTATCCCCAACATCAGCATCCCGACAATCGGTATTCCTACTATCGGGATACTTACTATAGGGTATTCATATATCAAGGATAATAAACCGGGACCAAACCCATCCCCTGATGGAAGGTATTTATTATTATCGGATGGCACTCCGTTATTGTTGGCTAACGAAGAGCCGATATTACTTACAAATAACAAAAAATAAAAAGATATGGCAGAAGGATTACAAATAGGACAACTCCCTCAAAAGGAGAACTTAACAGGAAACGAGCTGATACCTTTTCAGCAAGGAAGTAGCAACGGCTCAATGAGTACCGCTACATTGAAGAAATACATCGGCACTGGTGGTGGCACTGGTGGCAGCACTGACTATATGAACTATATCACCGAGTATAATGTTTCCGTCCAGCATCCTACTTCGGGAATTGACGGGAGTAACAAGTACAGTCTGGAAGGTGCCATTGCCCAAGTTCCGCAGGAACTTAGAAATATCGGGCTGAAGGTATCGTTCATAAATTCGGACGGAAAAGTAGAAACGTGGGAGTTCCAGGGAGGAACGTTTACGAATATCGGAAGCTGGATACAACAAGTACGTAGAACAGACCTTTCCGATATACGCAATAATATAGTTGAAATCCGACATAGCATATATTCCGGCATAGTTGAATCCGGAAGATGTGGAGGTTTTGACATCGCATCAAAATCAATATTAGAGGGGGAAAACAGATTTTACAAAAAAATATCATTGCTTGATTCAAAGAAGCTCACAGTGGATTTATCAAACAACTCATACAAGGTTATTGTTTTCCAAAAAGACAATGATTTTGCTTTTTATGTGTCATGTGAAGATAATGTGACTTTAAATTTGGAGCCGATCATGCAACTTACAGGTGCAAATATTGCATATATTATTTCGAAAAATGAGCTATCGGATGATAAAATAATTTTGGACGGCAAGATTGTGAAACATTCTGTAAATGAAATATTAAGTGGAAACTTATGGAATGAAGAATATGTTATAGGAAAAGGAGAACCTATATCAGGTAATAAAATCTTGGGACTCCAAATGATTTCATCTTATGGGGATATAGCATTGATTTCAGTAAACAGAAACTCGACTATTTACCACAAACACTACCTGGTGTGGAAACTCTATAATGATAAAGGTGATTTTGTCACAAGCGGTGAGGGATATAGTAGTACGAACATAGAAACCGGAGATTCCGACTTCATGCTTGTGGCAAGACCGGTAAGGACTTTGTATGGGGAACCAATCATATCGTATGATGCGAACTTGACAAAAAGCCCCACAATTGTTCCGTACTATGTTACTGATATATTGACGCAACTCCTTACTCCAAGTATTTACAAGGCATTGTCAAACACTGCCCTAATAGACGAATTGAAAAAATATGTATATGATAAATATGTTGATAAATCGGTCTTTTTTGTGGGAGACAGCTATGCAGCTGGAGTAAATGCCTTGGAATTTAACGGTTATCCAAATGATTTTGCATATCGGCATCCGCTTGCTGACGCACAGTTCGGAGGTCCTTATGTATGGAGTGGCAGAACTATTTCCACTTTCGCATCGGACAATATTCTGAAATCTGTGTTGAATATATGTACAGATTTCGGGTATCAGAGAATACCGGAAACCGTGAATTTTGAAGATGTTTCAGATTTGATATATTCCGTCAAATCAATATTGTTTGAAGACGTTACGGAAATGGATAGGGTCATATACAACTCCAAAGGTGGTTCTGTTATCATATATTCTGTTAACAAGGATAACTACAATAAAACTCAGTTGGTACGTTTTAATACACAGCCAAATGTCATTGAATATACATTTAGGCATAAAATATCTGCTCTTGAAGGAGAGTGTATCGGTATAGAGTTTACAATCGGATTAGCATACAAGAGTAACACTTCTGCCAGCTTTAAAACGATGGATGGCAACGTCATTCAGGGGGAGGCCAAAGTGCAGGTATGCTTGAACAGATGCCATTACCTGATTATGGAAGGTGGTCTGAATGACATGTACCAAAGAGGGGATAATCCGGGAACCCATGTACCATTTGGCGAATTATTATCTTCAGACGATTATACAACAGACAAATTCGATGACAAGACTTTCTGTGGCGCACTTGAGCACATGGTCAGAGAGGCTGTTTTTAAGCTCCCGGCAACGAAACTGGGTTTTCTGATTATGCCGCAACCTGGTGATTCCTTATGGAATGACCGATATGCAAAAGCCATTCGTGATGTATGCGACAAGTATGGAGTTCCGTATCTTAATTTAGGTAACTTGAAAAGAATGAATATTGTTTCTGAAAAATCAGAAGCCTCAAGATTGTTCTGGTGCACGAATACGAATGGAACGTTCAATTACCATCCATCTGCAATAGGGTATAATACCATGATGAATGATGCAATCATGAAATTTATAGATTCTTTATAAGGAGAAGCACTGACTCATCCCGGACTGTGAAGTGCCGGGATGAATTTAATATCATAAATATAAAATTAATTATGAGAAATAACATCTTAGGTGCGGTGGTCTATCTATCCACCGCCATAGTATTCGGTGGCAGTACTGCACTGCTGATGCTCTTTATCAAGGAGAACAGCGACCGTTGCCACTACTATAACGGCAAGTGGAACAAAATAGACTTGCTGTATGGAGTTGCCGCAATATGTGCGGGTATGGTTGTAAATCATTATTTGTTGAGGTTATGAAAAAACTACCCTGGCTATTAGTTGTATTGCTGGCCATCGCTTGTGTGGTGGCGTGGTTCCGCCCGTTCGAGCCTTTGCCGGCAGAAATTCGCACCGAGACGAAGATACAGACGGTTGTCAAACTTGATACGGTTCTTATCTCCTTGCCGATAGCTGTCTTTTGGCAGATATTGCCGAATGACACAGTACGTATAGGTGATACCTTGCTTCATCGCAAACGGGTTGTGTATGAAGATAGCTTGTATCGTGCGGTGGTGAGCGGATATGTAGCCCCACGGCTGGATAGTATGACTGTGTATCCAAGAACTGTTTATCAGACAGTAACAAATGACATCTATCATCCGGTTCCCATCAAACCGAAGAAGAAGCGTTGGGGATTAGGGTTGCAGGCTGGGTATGGGTATCCGGGCGGCATGTACGTAGGCGCAGGAATAAGTTATAATCTATTTGTATGGTAAAAAAGAAATTAACGATGTAGAAGTTGGCTTGTAGCTGACACTCTTTCGGGGGCTTAGAGTAAAAAGAAAGCCCCCAACGTTTCACGTTAATATTGCCACATAAAAACATGATAAGCATAAGACACCGCACGTTGGAGGCTTTAATATCTTCAACACGGTATCTTATGCTTTGTTCGTATATAATCAAATATTTTATGTGGCAGGGCAAAGATAAATATAAAATTCAGAAAAACTATGTGTAAGTCAGAAATCTTTGCCGAAACAATTAATCTCGTGGCGCAGGAGACCGAAATACCCGCCAGCCGAATACTATCTTCGGATAAGGATACGGAAACCGTAGACGCCCGCTATTTGCTTGTACAGTTGCTTGTCGAAAGGGGAATGTATCCTTCACAGATAGCTCCTAAAATTCACAAGACCAAACGCGCGATAAACTACATGATTTCCAATTTCCAAGAACGCATGGAAGGCGGGAAAATGTTGAGAATATATTGGGAAAACATTAGGAAAGCGTTGGGAAACAACTGATTTCATGGCAGATTGCGTATTTATACTTTTGTGATGCGGTTGATTTTGACCGTAATACAAAATATAAATCTCTATGGAAAGAACGTATGTCTTCAACCAAGACGGGAACAACGGAAATGGTGGCGGAAGCAAATTTGACATCATGGCTATGTTGCCCAACTTGATGGGAAGCAAGGGTGTAGACCCCGGACTTCTCGCTTTACTGAACCAGGGACGTGGCAGCCAAGACCAATGGGGCGGCTCGTGGTGGTTCATCTGGATTATCCTTTTGTGGTTCTGTTGGGGCGGCAACGGCTTCGGCAACCGCTTTGGCAATGGTGGAGGTCTGCCTGCCGAGCTTAACGGTGATGTCGGTCGTGAATACCTGATGTCAGCCATTCAGGGCAATGGCAATGCCATCAACCAGCTTGCTTCTTCTTTGAACTGCTCTACCCAACAGTTACAGAGCGCCCTGTGCAACATCCAGGGACTTATCGCCAATGTAGGAAATCAGGTGGGCATGTCAAGCCAGCAAATCATCAACGCATTCCAGTCCGGAAATCAGGCTGTTCTTACTCAGATTGCAGATTGTTGCTGCAAGACTCAGAACGCCATTACCACAATGGGCTATGAGAACCAGCTTGCGATGTGCAATCAGACCAACGCGCTTGTCAACACAGCCAATCAGAATGCACTTTCATTGCGTGACGGTGCGACCGCCAATACCAATGCTATCCTTGCAAAGTTGGACGCTATGCAGAACCAAGCATTGCAGGACAAGATTGCGGCTCTTACAGCAGAAAAAGCCACTTTGACCGCTGAAATCTCCCAACGTAACCAGAATGCTACTATCCTGAATTCAGTAGGACAACAGATTGCTCCTTTGGCAGCAGGCTTGCAGGCATTGCAGTCTGATGTCGATGGAATAAAATGCAAGATGCCACCTACGGTAGCAGTGCCATACCCGCAATTGCAAGCATTTAACCCTGAGATAGCTCGTGCTGCGGCTTTCGGTGCTTACGCCGGTGATGCAATGTATGGGCGTAGCGGTTGTGGTTGTAACAACTACTGGGGTTAATTCCGGTAAGAAAGGGGGTAATTATGTGGCCTAACTTTTTTACAGGATTTCCTTTCTTGTTCCCTACTATTGGAAGGGCTAATTTCAATACCCTTCCTACGGTAGCCGTAACGGTCGGCACGGAGAACGTGACTTTAGAGCTGCCTAACCATGCGTTCCGTAACAGAAGCTATGTAGGCGGTTTCTATGTCAGTCTCCGCCAGGCGATACCTGCCGGTACGACTGCTACACTCCCGATACTGATAGGGACTAACGGGGATACAAGACCGTTGCTGGCTTACAACAATGAGCCGGTGACTGTCGGCAACCTTGCCGGAACGGGTATCTACGAAATTCACTATAACAAGTACACCAACGAACTGTTCCTTGTTAACGGTGGGTATCGTCCGACAACCGCATCGACACCGACTCCGACAGCAGAAGCAACCGCTCAAAAGAGCAAGTAGTTAACATGGGGCTTTGTGGTTGTTTCCAAAATGGAAATAGCCACTCCCCTTTAAAATCAAACCAATATGTTTCAATCACTTCGTACCAATAACCAGTTGTATATACTTCATAAGGATGCTAACCCGTTTATCGAATACGGTCCGGTAGTCAGCGTTTCCGCTCCCAAGCCGAAATATCCTATGGCACCCCCTATGGGACAGTTGCCCCAAATGGAAATGGTTGTGGACGTCGTTGTCTGTATCAACGGGCAGAACACGACTTTCCAAAATCTACCTGCTGGCATGGATATAGCCGACTTCGGACAGAACGGCAATATCGTAGTGTCATGCTCTCGTGATGCGATGAACAACGAGGTCGCTTCTATGAAACAGAAAAGCATAGACATTATCAATAGCATGGACTTCCACAATTCCGTCATTGCGGGATGTGACAAGATGCTGACGCTCTTGAACCCCGAATTTGCAGAGAAACAACGTCAGGAGCAGGAAATATCCTCTCTGAAAGGGCAAATGGCGGAAATGAGCAAGAACATGTCCGACCTTATGGAATTGAACAAACGGCTTATGGAACAACTCGGAGTTGCTGAAACATCTAAAACAAAGAAATAATATGGGAATGTGGGAAATATTGGAAGAAGGACGCGGAGAATATGACCGTGACTTCGGTATGAGAGGCGGTAATCCTATGGAAGAAGCCTATAGAGAGGGTTGCCGTTATGGTTACGAGAAAGCCATGCGTGAGATGCAGGGCGGTGAAATGGGCTATCGTAACAGCGGTGGTTCACGCGGTGGAAGCTATAGCGGCGGCTCAGATATGGGCGAACGCCGCATGCCGGGTTACTTCCCGGAATATCCGGTTTACAACGAACGCCGCGATTCACAGCCTTACGGTGATGATATGGGCGAACGCAGACGCAGACGCGCCAACGGAGAGTTCATGTAATGGAGAGGGGATTATTCCCCTCTTTTGCCAATCACTTAAAATCAGGAAAATATGAAACAAAGATTAGATACATACGACAGAATACCGCCTGCAATGGCTGACTATCTCAGCCAGTACGGATGGCATTTCAGCAAGAAGATGTGCCTATGGGCTGTTTCCCGCATGAAGATGGAAAACAAATCTACGGGTAAAGAAGAAAAGCTGGAGCCAATCAGCAAAGAGCAGGTAGAGGAGCTTCTGAAAAAGTACAGTGTAAACTTGGAGAAGGACGCAGGATACGACAGCGTTTACGTGGCAAACATGGCGAAGTCGGATTACTACAAAAGCTCTATCACTGACGAAGCACATCTCGCATTGTTCATTAAGGATTACATAGATGATGTGGACACTTACAATGGAATGCCTTTCACTCGGTTCTATGCCGATTGTATAGGCTCCGGCAATCCTATCATGTGGGAACAGATGATGTAGCCTATGATAATACAGGAATTTTACATACCGGATTATGATTGGGAAGTCCGTGTATATTATGCGGTGGACTGCTATTATACCGACCGTATTATCGCCGACCTTCGGCGGGTTGGATGCAGGGGGCTGGATTTGGTGAATGCCTATAAGAACATGCGCTCCTGCAATCTGAATACGGGTATCACTTACTCCAATATCCAAAACAGGCAAACCGTAATGGTTATAGCCCTTACTTCTTCCCCGGCAGAGTTTCAAAACTCTTTCGACCATGAAAAAGGGCATCTATGTCGGCATATCTCACGGGCGTTCGGCATCGACCCATACGGGGAAGAGGCGCAGTACCTTAGCGGATATGTGGGACAGAAGATGTTCCCGGTAGCGAAGAAATTTTTGTGTGAACATTGTAGACGTAGCTTATGTGGAAAATAGTACAAGCCATTTTATCAGGCAAATCACGGGAAGAAGTATATAACATGCTTTCTCCCGAACAGAAAGAGACGCTGAACAGCCTTGCCATAGCAAATGGTATAAACCGCCAACAACGTAGAAAGCTTGAACGTGATGCGAAAAAGGGATTACATAGATGAACTGCTTGAATTGGCGGACAATGTCCTTTACATGGACTATTGCCGCCTTTTCCGGGTTATCCAATGGAACGTTTAGAACGCTTTGAACGAGTTCTCCATTGGGTTATACCGCTTGCCGTTTTGGTGAGGGTATTAGCTTGGTGTCTCTAATTCTTTTGCTTTAACCGTATGATTTCTGCCCCACATTACTGCGTTATACAGCGAAGTGGCATACATCTTAATCTCATCCTTGCTTTCAAGGAAATCAACCTTAGAGGCTGCTATCATAGCCTCTGCATAAATCTCTTTGTTTAAAATATTATTCTCTTTCATGTTATCTGCATTTAACTTTTGTAAGTCCATACTTAGCCAATCTTAGGTATATCGTCCTTACACTTACATTCAGCATCTCTGCCATTCTGCGGGGTGGTATCTTTTCTTCCTTGTACAACTTGGTAATGTTTTCTTCCGAAAGTGGGTCTACAAACGTTTTCTTTGGCTCTGTTATCCCCATCCGTTTACGTGCTTTCGCTGCATATGCTTCATTCTGTTTGTCTTTTGTGACGTAAATAACGGTGGTCTTGTTAAGGCGTAGAGGGAATAGCCTTCTTTCCACTTCCTTGTGTTGTTCGGCAAGGCTTTCTACATCCCCGTTGACCGCAGTGTCAATCTTCTTGTATTTGTCCGGGATGCGGGAATGTCTGTCTCTGATTATTCTGTCTGCTTTTCTCATGACTTCTCTTCATTGTCTGAAAACACTAAATTTTGTACTTCTTCTTCCCATATATCTCCCTCATTTCCTTCAAAGTCAAGATATACCGTATCTTTAGGGCTTGGATTGTTGAAACTAGAAAGCAGCCCTATTACCTGCATGGGTATGGAAAGTCTCTCTCCTTGTGGTGACGGGAGTTTTATTCTCACCCGGTCACCGATTTTTAATTCTGTTATATCCATTATTTTATTATACTAAATTTATGATACCATTTATCTGCATAACTGAACCATCCTATAATGAATGATTTACCGAAGAGGGTTACTTTGTATAGTTTACTCATGTGTTTCTTTGTTCTTTAATTTATCAAGGAACTTGCTATCTCCCGAATAATTCACACCGATAGCCTTTTTACTTTCAACAATCTGTTCCAAAAGGGCTATAGCTTCCTTTTTCACTTCTTCTACTTCATTATAACCGCAGGCTTTATCAACCAACTGCTCCATAGTCGATTTAGGCTTGGAAAGAGCCTCATTCAACTTTTCCAATCGCCAGTAGCAGTAATCAATTGTGGCGATGTGCTCTAATTTACTCATGGTTATATTATTCATTTATAATTAATTCACACCAACTATTATCGCTTTCCCAAAACCATTGATAGCCGCCAGCGTGTTTACGCTTTCCGGAACAGCAATTCCTGATATTACGGGCGCAAATGCCAGTCTTTCGTTTCGCATCGTTAGAGGACTGGAAAACACCTTGTAACCGTCCGCTCTTTATGGCTACTACTTTCTTTGCATTGCAGCCCGCTATATTAGGGTTTCCCGTTCTCCCTAAAGCTAATCCTTTAATCATACTTTCCCTTTTATGCAAAGGGATGTAATCATCCCATTTCTTCCCCTTGTTATGAGGGATACTTCCTTTTAAAAACCGCCCGTTAATAGGGTTGCGGTTTAATCGCTGTGGAGGTATATATAATTCATTCATCTTTAAATTCAAGTTTTGGGTTACTGATAGTCTTGCTATTCCTTTTCTTTGTCTTAACCATTCTCCGATAAACATCATCAATCAATTGCTTAAGCTCATTGACGTAGCTTCCCATACTCCAGCCTTCGAGTTGACACACCATTAAATCAAATTCTATTTCTTGTAGTAGCTTTACTTTAAACCTCTCGCGTGCAAAGACATTTACCCGTTGGCGCACATTACGGTTAATCATCGGGTCTTGTTTGGGTTCTTTGTTATTGGGAGTGTTTCTTTTCACGGGGTAGTGGTTGTCTGCTATGTTGTTAACATGAACATTCAGAGATTTTACAAGAATTCTTACTCCTCCGTTTAAGACGCTTTTCCCGTTTGTGTAAAAGTCGTATCCGGTCAAAGGAGAACCAGTATGCTTGTCAATGGAGAAACCCTCAGGTGGTTTATCGTAGAGTTCCCAATTCATGTATTTACTCATGGTTGTTTTATTTCAATAACTCCGGGCTGTCGTAAATATTACCTACATATCTAATCCCGAACATATCTATCATTTGTCCTATTGGCTTATTTCCAAGATTTTGAGACAGAACTTCTAATAGCACAAAAGAACCGATTTTATCACTATACACTACTTCACATAGTACACCAGCGCATTCAACCAAATCATGCTCATATATTTCTCTATCATTGTATTTAACTCCCGTGAACTGACCAACAGTTTCAGCCCATACGTCATCGCACCGGCAGTCTTCCGGAGAATATATCTTTGCCTTGTCTGTGAGGATAAGTCCGTTTTCGTCCCTTCCGGCAGTATAGAAAAAAGAGAGAAATCCATATATCCATTTCCCCGTATCAGTGCTTTTTCCTCTGAATTTTATTTCACGTTTCATAATCAAATCTCCTCAACTTTAAAAGATAATTTCTCAAGTTTCTCCATCTGCTTACGAAGAGAAGCGATTTTCCTAATCTTCATTTCTTCCGCCTTTTTCAACGCTTCGGATTTATCGGTGAATGCGTTTTCCCCTATACGGAAGTAAGAACATAAACCATCAATTACATATTCTCTATCTTCAAATCTACTTCTAATAATATCCGCTTCTATCTCTTTAATGCCTGTTGTTAAAGCGTATTTTGTTATAAATACTTTTGCCATAGTTGTAATCATTTATAAGGTTAAAGTGAATTAAGAGAGGCAGCGGACACGGGGCGAACCCAATCGTCACTGTCCTGAATGTTGTCGTATCTAAAACCGTCGCCCCAACTGAGAATAAAATTGCGTTTGTTTCCTTTTCTCGTAGAACACCAATACCAGTCATCTTTCACTGGTTGTTTTCCGCAGATAGCTAAGGCTGCATTCAGCATAACCTTATGTTCATACCCTAAGACACTCTCTTGTAGTGTAGGAATGCGCCAACTTAATCCACATAAGTCCAATGCTATGACTTTCTCAGCAATTTCGCTTCCGGATGCAGCCAATGCTTTGGTATTGCCTATTCCATCGGTATCCTTCATGCCTTCTTCTGTGGTTGGATATATCTTTCCTGTTTGCTCTTTCTCCCAATCAAGAAGAATATGGGTATCATTATCCATATCTTCCGGATAGAAGAATAAAGCATTGCCATCATGGATAATAACTACACATTGTGCCTGTTCGTTTTCTTCATGCAGTCCCCAAAATTTAGGTTCTACAAAATTCTTATTGACGGTAAAGATGAATACACCATTACCTACATTTTCTTTTGTGTAAATTCCTTTGTTTATAATCATATAAGTTTTAATATTTCTCAAAATTTGGGATTTGTAAATAGAACGAGTTTCGAGACATGGGAAGCCAACACTTTTGCTCCTCATTGCACGTATTCCAATTATCTTCTCCAAATTCATCATTTAATGCTTCCACTATCTTATAGGCTACATCTTTTACAAAACGAGTATTAAGCATCCTCTTGCCTTTAATAACGATTGTAGGTGTATAGAGTGAAATTTTATACTCCCCACCGTTTTCTATCGACCAGCTACCTTGTGCTACTGTAATGTGCGGATTGGTTTCATTCTTATACTCTTGTACTATACTTAGATAGCCATTAAAATAGTTGGCTATTAGTTCCGACTTATATACTTTTAGCCCCGTTGCTTTTTCTAAAAGTTTTCTAAGCCTATAAGCATCATTTACAACAGGGTCCATTCACATATAAGTTTTAACGCTTCTTGTATCCCGGCTTCCAGTGCTTCCTCGTAGGTGTCATATACTTTATAGCCATTCCCTTTGTTTATTTCGTTCTCCATCCAGTCGCTTTCTTCTGTTGGAACATTGAAATCACAAAAAGAAAGCTTCCATCTTTTCCCAATAACAGGTTCTACATATACATACACACCTCTTATTTCACGCAGCCACTTTTGGGCGATATACAATACTGGACACAAAAATTCAACTGGTTCGTCATCTATTTCCGTACAACACGACATACTTTGCGGAAGGTCATATTTTGTAATAACCTTATTGCGGTCTATTAGGTGTTCACACTTCCAAACGAAACCTTTCTCTTTCAGCAGCTTCGCTGTTTCTAACGTTACAAGTTCTTCGGTCATAGTTATTTACCTTCTATTATTATACACCCCAATAACACCCCTAAATATTTTATCCCAAGTTCGGAAACATAGTACACGATTTGTTTTTCAATCTCAAACTCTCGCTTTTCTGCATATCCGATAGATACCAATTCCTCCCAGTCCTTATCGGAGTTATTTACTACAAATCTATTACGATAAGCCTCATATCTATTTCTTTTTATTTTCTCACGGCTAAATCCGATAGCATGTTCCATTTTTTCTATTTGCCGGAGTGATAGTTTTATATCATTCATAATCTTTTATTTTAGGTATTTCTACACCATACATATCGGCTAACTTCTGGAATTGTTTTTTCACAAACGGAGCTTCTTCCAAAGCCTCTAATACTTCTGTTTTTAAATAGGTTCCCTCAACAAAAAACACAGTCTTACTGCCATAACGATTATCATCCGGACTTGCAGAGAAAGAAAGACACCCATACCCCTTGTACGTGAAAAAATTAAAGCCGGAAAAACCGAATAATTGAAAGTCTTCATCTATTTTACTAAGGTCTTCTTTCTCTTGAGGAGAAAATTTTCCAGAAATAGCTTTAAAATGATGTCCGAGACAACCATCTGTCCCAAAATATGCTATTCTACACATAATTGTTCTTTCTTATCTTTAAAGCGTTCAATCAGTTCGTCTACGGTAGCCTTGTGATAATTGTCAATCTCAAAATCATTAGGCATCCCATAGAAATCCATTCCAGACAAACCTCCATCAGAGCCATCCCGGTATATACCCCAATCGCCCTTACCATTAGTGAATAATTGATTGTTGTCTGTATCATCCTTTAATGCAGCGATAGCCAAGAAAAGTTCCTCGTTGGTTCCGCAATCAATTCTTCCTTTCTTGGTGACAGTATCTACATCATATACCACTCCATATAAATTACCATAAGACGTTATGATAGCCTTTCCCTCTTCGATACTTTTATGACTTCCCTTGCCGTCATAATTATGTGCATCTAAAGTTGTATCACCTGAATTAAGGATTTCATATCCCAACTCTTCCAGCTTCTTCCGAAGCTCCGGTGTATTTTTGCGTATAAAGCACGGTGTTGTAAATCCCATAGTTATTCCTCCTTTTTTAATTCTTCCAATACTTTCTTCACTATTTCATAATGAGACAAATCCCAATCAGAACAAATATCATCCGCTTCATCATCGTAATGATTGGCGTATACGTATGAGTCCAATTCTTCCCTAAACTGTTCTCCGCATAATCCATTGTCATCACAATCATCGTACATTCTCAATTCATGGGCAACTTCCTTACATTCTTGATGTGTGATAAAGTCATACACGACTCCGTCATATACATTTGTCTGGCGAACATATTTTTGTCCCGGCTGTATCTTATAGCCACAAAACTCACATATATGCTCTTTCTTGGCTGTTGGATAAGTTTCTTTTAGTATTGTTGGCATGGTTATTCCTCCTTTTCTTTAAATTGTTCGATTAAATACTTAACAATCCAATTCTCTTCAATTTCTTTCTAAAATTCTTTTCATTCAAGGCTTGGTCGTAATAGCAATCAGGTTCTATAACCGTTTCAGCTTTGGTTACAGGAAGCCCATTAAAGCCAATAGCAACCTTGTGTATAATAGAAGCTCTCTTGATTTCCCCTGTTTTTCGATTAAAAGAGAACAAGATATGTCCCGGATTCTTCTTAATCCTATTGATTAATTTATATTCTGTTTGCTGCTTTTGCAGATATTCTATCTGTTCCTTAGAAAGATTATCTTTTGTTATAATAGGTACTATATCCATTTTAATTATTCCTCCTTATCTATTTTTACTTTGCCATGAATGACAAATCCATCAGCGCTAAACATCGCGCATCTTTCATCAAAACCTCCGTGGCAGAAGCTATATAAAGAGCAATCCTCACAATAAAATTCATTGTCAAGTTCGCTTTTAATTATAGCTTCATGCAGCACTCCGTCTATTATTATTCCGTTCTTTACTTCCATGATTATTCTCCTTTCGTTATTTGTTTTCCTTCCTTTTTTTTGCATTCTTCACAATGCAATTTATAAGCATAAGCAAACACATTCAAAGTAATATCATCAAAATGAAAGTCCGCCTGCTTGCCTTCTACTACAACAGAAACACATAAGCTTCCATTACAAAAATTAATATATGCTTCACCACCTCCATCTCCCTGAATGGAAAGGGTTTGTGTCTGTACACTATCCATGATTCACCTCCTTCTCTGATATTCGTTTTAATGGATCAAAACTCATATTTATTCGTTGTACCCCATCTATAACGTCTCTTATATTGAAACATTGTAAACTGCCCAAAACGTTTGTCATTCTAAATACAGGATTTGCCATACAAATATCTGTAAGAGCGTCTATCAACAGTTCTTTACTTAGATGTCGCAACTGAATCTTGATTAAATTCCGTATTTCTTCATCATTCATAGTTATTCTCCTTTCCGATATATCCATTTTCAACGCACCAGCAAAGCGTCTCGTAGGCTGCATCAATAATATTTTCAGACTTTTTCGAGATAAGTTCTGTAGCATCAGATTTATAGTAATATATATCCCAATATCCACAAGACGGTTCAATGCAAATCTTATAAAAATCGGAACTTATAATTATAAGTGTCGGCAACTTGTCGAGAATGTCCTGCAAAGTGTAAGTGGAAATTATTTCCCAAAATGCACTATCTCGTTTTTGATTAATTACATCTTCATATATTTCAAGTTCCCATTTTGCATTTTTATAAGAAAGAGCGTAGCACCAACACATGCTTCCATCGCTTGTGTCCAGCCCAAGCTCCTTCAAATGCTTCATCTGTTCGACTGATAATACTTGTTTTGATTTCATAATTCCTCCTCCAATTTTTCCAAAAGTTCCTTGGATAACATTTCACAATAATAAATATTATCTATCATTGTGTCATCAGAACTTATATCTGCCTTAAACCTCTTAACAAGTACCCAGCCATACCATTTTTTCACTTGAACGTCAAAAATGTGGTCAAAAAGTCCGTATCTGTATATTCTGTATCTTTTCATTTGTCTAAGTTTTTTTTCATCCATATTAGTCCGCTTCTTTCTTGGCAACATTCACAGTAGTTATATCCTAATCGTTCATACCATTTCTCTTGCCAACTACCTTTCTTTGCCTCAAGAAATACACGGACACATCCTAATCCTTTGGCTATTTGTTCTGCACGAAGCATTAAATTGATTCCGTTTCCATTTCGTCTTTGTTTTCTTACAAACAGGGATGACAATATTATTTCACTTGGATTGTCACTGTATCTATGCAATGATATATGACCATTATCCAATATTATATTTATTATTTCATTGGGCTGCATGTCTGTATTCGGTCTCCTTTCTCTTTAATCCGTTCCAGTACATCCTTGTTGGCTTCGAGTATCTCATCGAAAGAGGGGATGGGAAACCATGCCACAGGCTCCCATAATGGAGGTATACTGCTCATTGAAGTGTAAATAGGACTGTCTTTGTATATATCATTGATATAACCGTCCATACAGAACCATACTCCATTACAGTATGTGCCATTAAATATTGCGCCATGCTTGCACATGATAATGATATTCTCATTTTCTTCTGGTAACTGTTCCTTAACGCTTATCCAAGGGTTCTTGGGGTGAGCATCTGCCCATTCTGCCCCAATGGTAAATCCAATCATTTTACCTGATGCGAAACTACTACTGTTACCATAGGGATTGGCTGCTTTTATTTCTTCTTCTCTGTTCATAAAAATGTTATTCGGTTAGTATTAAATCATCCAAATACGCCCATTCTTCAATGGCATCTTTGGAACACTCGTAATCATCACACTCTTCATCGTCCCAGCACTGCTCTGTTACATTCCAATAGCGGACACCGTAACCAGTTCCAGTGCTTAATTTCCCATATACAAGGCATGGTATCTGCGGATAATGTTCATTTTCGTATTCTCCATGAGCTTGTGGCACTTCATCTTTGGTCTTATGCCACACGCTATTAATGCGCCATTCAGCACCAGCTATATAAGCCCGTTCTGTTACATCAAGTACTGCATCGCGAGCACCGGCATCATAATTATCTTCTTCAAAGTTTATCTCAAAATCGCTTGATTCCAATATCTTTTGGAGATAGTTGTAGGCTGCTTCTTCTACTGTCTGTTTCATATCTTCTCGATTAAATTATTACCATGACATCACGCTTTCTGGCGAATATAGAATCCGTTATATAGTACGTGATGGCTTTCTCTTCCGCATCTCTCAACAATTCGTGTTTAAGAATCTTATAGTAGGAGTTGGTATGCTCTGTATAGACCATGATTTCTCTTACCCGTTTCAAATCGTCTAAAAAGGACTGAGGGTTATGTTCCTTTATTTTCTTTATATTCATTTGTTTTCCTTTCTTTTATTCCGTTCCCGATTGTCTTCCGAAACACACATTTTGCACCATGATGTCTTGATTTAGAACCATTCTTCATCCACTCCGACCTCTACCGAAAGCCAGTCCATGAGGAGGGTTATAAGGTTATAAATAGGTTTCATCTCACTAAACTTTTATTGCGTTGGCAATATTATCCGCATCCGACAGCTTTCTTACCAGCACATCAAACGCTGCTGTACACCGCTCTGTGTTCATATTGACCGTTTTCCCGATTTTCAAACAGTCGGAAGCAAGGTTCATCACCCTTGCTACATTGGAAAGCTTCAAATATTCCAACGTGAACCCGTTGAACCGTGCGTCTTTCTTCCGAAGTTCTTTAATCCTTTCGTCAAACTGGATGCAGGCGTAATCACACAATGTTCTTGCAAGTTCGAACCTTGCAATCTCTGCGGAATGGGATATGCCGTTATCGTCAAGAGCCTGCTTGAACTGCCAATACAGCATATCCACGTGCTTGTTCACTCCTTCCGTATACTTGTCGTTGCAGTCGGCGAAAAACTCGCTCCGGTCTGAACCGATAACGCTGTTTACAGTACGCTCGTATTCCTTTCTTGCCTTATCGGCATCATTCAAATACCGCTTGAATGCCTGTTTGTAATAAGGCGTTCTCTTCATCGCATGCAGACACTCGATAACCTGCCCGCAACAGATGTCGTTCGTGAGCAATATGTTGTAGGTGCACAGAACTACAAGACTCTCATATTTGCTGATTATCTGATTTGCCGTGTCGGTGGTCATTGCCTTGCCTGTTCTGCCTTGTTCATATTCTTGTTTTTGCTCTCTTTTGCAAGTTCATCAATCATGCGCTGATACTTCCTTGCCACCAACGGGCAGCGTATGCGCATTGCATTGTCACGCTGCCATTCCAATTGTTCGATTTTCTTTTCAATCTCTATGTCCATGATTATTTACCGTTTGTTTCTTATTTGGATAAACCCTCGTTTTTCGCATTCCTTTAACAGTTCCATATCTTCATCCCTTATATCGCATGGCGTCTCATGATTAACACTCATGTAATCCGATATGCCAAACTTTTTGCATATATCATAGTAAAAGCGTCTTTGCCTGCCTCTTGTCGTCCAACATATTGTAAGTCTCATATTATTGTCAAATTTATGCTTTCGCCACTACTTACGTAAACTGATACTACATACACGATTTGCCGCTCGTTTCATGGCTTCTGCATCTCCACTTTCCACAAGCTTACGTTCACGTTCAAGATACTCGACATAGGAAATTCCGTTGCTACCGCGCTCTTCTATCTCCTTTTGGCGCTGTAGTCGGTATTGCTCACGTTCGTAACGCTCAATGTCAATGCGGCGTTCCTTGATATAGTCAAGCATAGCGCTTGTAATCTTCATCGGGTCTATAGCTCCATAGAATCGTCCGTATTTCCCAGACTTAAACCGTGCAATGAAAAAGCATATCTCAGCTGCATTAAGGTAATAATACTCAGAAATAAATATCTCTGCTAACTCATTAAGCTGCTCCTTAGCAATCTTGGTAGATACCTCTGCGAAGTCATTGAGTGTACCGAATTGAATTTTCAACCATTCTAAAGGAGTTTCATCTCCATAAGTCGAAGCCAATAATCCTAATGTAGGTATAGAAAAATTCATGGCTAAATCGGAGTGAGTCGCCTTACACCTGACAATTTTGAACTGCAAATCTGGATTGTAATCAAGTATGAATTGTGCAGGGTCAGGATATTTATTCAATAACGCCCTCTGCTTCAAGTTCCTTTCTTTTTTTTGCGGCAGCTTCTCTGACTGTTGTAGCGACTGCAAGAACTGAATCACGTTTTCGCTGCTCGCTATCCTGTTGATTTTTACTAAGTCTTTCTCCATTGTAATTGCCTTCTAAAATCTTAATGAAATTTGTCGGTCTGAATATCCAGTCGAAATCACAATGCCAGTTTTGGTTATTATGCCCCAAAAGAAATGCTGATTGAGAAACGTTGTTGAAAACAGCCATAATAGCCTCTTTTCCATATTCTGCGGCTCTTACTTTTACGGCTTTCTTACGTTTTTCTGTCATTGCCGTAACTTTGGGTAACCGTCCTTCAAACATCTTGTTGAACGTATCCATAAGACCATTGTAATTTATCTTATCACTCTCATTGTTCCCTGATGGCGAGACTTCCCCTTGGGGGGAATTATAGGGGGGATATTCTTCTTCTCTTTCTACTTCTATTTTAGTCACGTATTGTTCAGTGAATGATACGGTAGTATTACGTGATTGTTCCGTGATTAATAAGTGAATATTATCTTTTATTTTGTCTATCAAGTATTTAGGTATATTCAAATCCTCGTAATTAGGTTTGTTGATTACTTGATGCCGAGTGAAATTTGGCAGATATATGAATCTTTCCCCTTTATAGGAAAGCAGACATATAAATCCGTTTATCACAAGCTCGTTCATCCATTTTTCAAACTGTTGTATTTGGATTTGGTCATACGGAAATATTTTAGACTTTAACCAGATAGAATCACCTATTACAGTCCCTGAATCATCAGAGAAATTCCAAAGACCTATATAGAGAAGCCTTGCATCCCTTGTAAGACGTCCTATTTTGGTATCATCCCAGAACTTTGGCTTAATCATTCTGTTTCGTGCCATGTTTATTCATCTTTATTTTCATGCATCTTTCAAATTGTCTATTTTTTATAATTCAACTTCCTTGATTATAAATTCTATTCTTGGATTTACTTTGTCTATAAACTTCTCTGCTACTATCTTCACGCAATTACGGTCATTCTTGATAGCTTTGCATCCTTGTAGACAATCAAGTACTGTCTTGAAACAATTGTCGAGGTCTGGGCGTTGGTTTTCATAGAATACATTCAAATAAAGTTCAAACAACCCTGCTATCATCTTGCCTCTGTACTGGTTACATTGTAGATAGAACGACTTTTCATATTCATTCAATGCCGGCTGTTTGGCAAGACTGCCATGACCGCGGATTGTTATAACTTTATAACAATTAGATTTACTCGGTATCTTGCCCCTTATTATCTGTTTATTATATATCATGTTATGGTAGTTTTAATTTTATTTCATTGATAAGTTCTTCATTGGATATACAATAGCCGGCATTAGCTATGTCGCATAAATGCCTTTTTAAATCGGTCGGATTGTTAAATTCAATAGGTTGCTCTCCAAAAGGAGTAATGGGAATTCCTTTTTTATATACCACATGCCCTCGTTTTTCTATTTCTTCAATCAAATCTTCATCAGAGGCAACGGTCATAAAATCATCGAGATAATCTTCTATATATATGTCCGTCTCGGTTGTGATTGTAATATACTCTCTTTTTTTCTTCATATATATTTGATTTTAAGTTCCACATCCACCGGCTTATCTTTCATCATGGAGAAAGCATCGAGTATCCTCTCCTTAGTCAACTGGATAGGTCGGGTCATTATTTCACTTTCTATGTTTTCCAACGGTATCTTCTTTCCGTCATAGGTAATAAGAATCGCAGAAGTTATTACGTAAGGACTCATGTCTTGTATTGTTTCTTTATCTGCCTTGCAATCTTCTTGTTCAACTTACTTAGACGCTCTGCCTGCTTGCTGTCACCTCCAACATTATGAATGTCTGACTTTCGGTCTGCGATAAGCTTCTGAATGATTGCACCTTCGGATTTGGTTACTGTAAGTTTCATTCAAGTTTTTATTTAAATCCCCATTCTTCCATGTAGTCAATGTTTTCAGGAAATCCTTCTACCGATTTGGGACTAAGGAATATTTTCTCACTCTTCAATGGAGTGCCTCCCCAAACAGTAGCAGGGCATTCTTCATATTCTTCTTTAGAAACTTCACTTACATTAAAATGGGGTTGGAAGCCATATCCCATTACGCTTTCCCCTAAGTAAGTACCAAACTTCTTTAAAGCCCATTGAAATGCAATATCTTTATATAGGTAATGTTTAGAAAACACAGCCACATATATTTTATGAGAGAAATTTCCTGTTTCTGTTAAGTCAGGATTACATCTGATACAGAAATACTTAATACGTGAAAGTATTTCTTCAACAAACCTTTCATGCTTTTCGCAATCTTCTTTCGTTAAGAACTCTTTCCCGTCATTTGCAATGTAAATAGTCTTGGTAATTTCTTTTGTTTCCATGCTGTTTTTTATTAAAGTCCCGAAGCGTATTCTCCGGGGCACAACCATTATTTACTAACCCTTGCCATTTATGTGTGGCTCACATTTATGAGGGGCGTGACAGAATCGAACTGCCCTCCTCTACAATGCTGCGCATTACATTAGTCACACCAGCCAAACGCCCCATGTTCACCCGCCCCATCTTCGCAGACCGGACAGGCAGGTTAACAAATAGTTCCCGGATAGGCGGTCAAGCCACACCGGGATAGTTAACTGTTAGCTGAAATTAAATCACTTAACCCGAACCTTTCACGGGACTTCTGCGTGAGCAGAGGGCTTTCGATTAATTATATCAAGTCTAAAATCTTTGTCTTTGCAATAGCGTCCAGCTTCATATCTTGAAGCCCCTGTTTCATGTATTCCGCTGCCTTTTTGTTGGCATCGTCCATGTCTTTTGCCGAAAGGAGAACATAGTATTTATTCTCCTTTTCTTTTCCGTTGTCGTCTACGAAAATCTCAACAAGAGTAACCTTATAAAAGAACTCATCTTCCTGCTTTTCGTTGACAATCTCACGTATCTTGCTTCGGCTGATTGCGAAAACATCACAATCGCCATTGTACAGTTCATTGCCTTTCAATTCCACATGACCGAAAAGTTCATCATCAGTTATGTAATGTTCGGTGACTTCTTTTTCATCGCCTTTCTCGTTAACCTTGTTTACTTTAAGCTTAAATTCGTACAGCATAATTTTATATGTTTTTTTGATTATTAAATTATTTAATATCTATATGCAATAGATTTTCTCGTATACCATTCATTTTAAGCCATTTTTCAAAAAGAGATTTTGCCTTTTCCAATGTATCTATGCAATCACCATCATGCGTATAACATAGTTTATTTGAGTAATTTACATAAATATATTTATGTATACATTTGTGCGCTTTCCTGCTTAAAAGAAAAACAGAAAAAGGAGAATTATAATTCCAATGATGAGCTTCTTTCCCGGATGTATCATATCCTCTTCTTCTAAGCATTGATGATACCATTTTCTCCTTTGGACAAATTTTAGTTACAGATTTAAATCTATCTTTATAACCAAGCCTTTTAAACTGTTCGCGTCCTCTTACGCGTTCGAGTTCCATCCATTTTTCGTCTTTAGACTTTTCATGGTATCTTTTTATTGAATCTTCTTTTGTGCAAGACTTGCATTTATTTAAATGCCCGTCACCCATTTGAGAATGCCTATAAAATTCAGTTATAGGCAAAATTTTACCACACTTAAAACATCTCTTCTCTTTCATATTCTAAAATGGGAGTGAATCATCATCAACCTGCACAACAGGCGCTTCCACCGTAGCTGCGGCATTCCCGGAACCCTCAAATTCATAAGGCTTGAAATCCCCCAGGTAAACCTTTGACTTGGCTTCTGCTTCTGCCTTGTTCGCATCCTTATACTGCTTTGATAAGTATTGTTTGCAGTAATGGGTATTGCCGTATTGGCTCGGCTCTCTACGCTCATTAATATTAACGTTAAGATAGACGGCTTTTGCTTTCAGGTTCTCGTCCATACTTACATAAAGGTCGTTTTCTTCTATCGGAATGACAACGCATTTCTTATTCTTGATTGTTGCTATGCCCGCTTTTTCGAGCTTTAGCAAATTTACGCTTCCGGTTAAATTCATTTTCTATTCAATATTTGATTAATGATTTTGTTTGCTTCGGTTATCCGTCTCTCAAATTCAGCGATTACGGCATCGTCCCTTGTTATCTCTACAATGTGAATGTTGTGTTTCAAGAAAGGGCAGAAAACGGCAAAATCAGCTTTGCCCAATCCTGTACAGGACATCTCCGCTTGTACTTGGTAGAAGTATAGAGGATTTACTGATTTAAGCGTATCGTTATCCTTAACCTCATTCATATACTCCATGAACTTTTTAGGAGTTGGGCATTTTATTTCCACCACCTTTCTTAAGCCGTCTTTAATCGCTATGCGGTCGGGAGAAGCGGAGAAGCAAGGTATTGTAGGGTGCTGTATACTTTCGCACTCTTCAAGTTCGCATCTTGTGACAAGCTGGTAACGTTCGGCGGCAAAATCTTCATTTTCGTGTCCGAACTCTATAAACTTGTTGTTGATGCTTACCTGGTTTTGGTATATCTCAAACAGATAATCATCTTCAATATACTTAGGGAGTAGGTTTCTTTCTGCTGCGACTTCATATATGTATGAAAGGGCTGTCTTCCCAAACAGCTCCCCTTTCTTTCCGCTTGTCATTAAGTCCCCGATGCGACTTCCCGTAAAGTTCCCCAGGCGTTGGCGAAGCCATCCAAAACTACCCTGTTCAATCATTTTGTCTCAGTATTAAATAATTCGCCTGTATTTTCATCGACAACTTCCGCTTCCTGCAAAGCCTCTTTCATTGCATTGCGTCTGGCTTCCTCATTGTCGGGATTATCATTGTACGACACTTCGGCTTCGTCTATGTCGGTTTCTGTCAGGTTATCTTTTATAATAGCCTGGTCGAATGTTTGGGCGCGTTGCATTTCAATACTTAAGATACCAAACTTAGAAAGTAGCATTTTTAAAACTGTCTTCTTTGCCATAGAGTCAAAGTCGGTAGACCATATGCCTGTGCCGCGTTTATACGTTTGTGAAAACTTCCTTCCGTGTTTTTCGCAATCTTCCTTGCTCATATAGAGAAACTTCTCAAAACCGTTGATGAGACTGAAATAAGCCATATAGCCTACTATCTTATCAGAAGAGCGTTCTCCAAATTCATATTCTCCGGTAAATCGGTTCGACTTCTTTATCTCCCCCTCATATATCTCATTTACGTTTATTGTCTTATATTGACCGCTACGCATAGCAAGTTGAACAAAACCTCTCCAACCCATTTGAAATTGCGCTTGATTGCCGTAAGGGACAACGTAAGCAAATCCGAGATTGGGATTGATAGGTAAATCTAAAGTAGCTGCTACCACAGCGGCATTCATGATAGACTGTGGTTCTGCCTTTTGAAGCAATGTATTGCTATTGGCAACCGCTACTATCGAACTGATAAATCCCGGCGCTTTCTTTCCGAGAATTTCTTTGAAACGTGCTTTCACATTGTCATTCGCAAGCATTGATTTAAGCTGCGGGATTGTCGTTATTGTACTCATTATAAATGTTTTTTTAGTTTAACAATATCTTGATAGCCCTTGACTAAGGCAGAGATTAGTTCTTTCTTCTTCAAGTTCAGCAGGAGTGTAATCGTATTGGTTACATTCCATCTCTGCGCGCAACTCCTCAATGTCTTCCTCTATAAGCTGAATGATTTCTTCTTTTGAAGAATAGCCGTATTTGGGAAGATAGCCCAAATCGCAAGCTTTGACTTCGTTCAGCTCCTTGTACAGTTCTTCAAGTTCATTTTCCATTGTATTGTGTTTTTAAACCGCCCGTACAAGGTTAAAGGGAAGCGGTGCGCACTTCGCTTCTCTCACGGCTTTTAGTACGGTAATAGCTCTGACCTTTTCTGCGGCTGAATTTGGTTAAGTAAAATAGTACATCTTGCTGTTCCCAACTCCCAACTTCTTCACTCTGATAGTTGTAATGAACGGAAAGTCTTTTTTGGAAATCTTGCTTAGGGCTTCTTTAATAGGAGTGGAGTTTGTAAAGAACTTGCATTCCGTACCTTCATGTTTTATTTTTACTACATATTTGTCTGAACCATGCTGTGTTTTTACACCCGATTCAAAATCAAGTATTTCAATTTCACAGTTAAGAATATCGGTTATTGAAACCTGCGGAACTGGAAATATATGTCGGTCTGCATCAATTTCAATTCCTAATTCACTGAATCTTTTCATTCTTAATAATCTTTTTAATAAGGTGCTTAGAATTACAATGCTTCGCCCAACCCAGCCATGAACAGATTGCCATTTTGTAATCATGCGGGGTTATATTCTTTTTGTTTAATGCAGATACTTTACGGCAAAAGTTTTTCTTTATGGATTTCCGCATCAATGTATGCGTATGAAAAAATACGTATCCCACGAAATCTATTCCCCTGCTATCTACCGGAAAAAACTGATAGTTGCCCTTTAATTGCAGGTGCAGTTTCTCATTAAGATATGAGTTGATTTCAAGAAGAATACTGTGTAACTCTTTCTTGCTGCTGGAAAGTATCACCATGTCATCGGCATATCTGTAATAATATGGCATTCGCTTTTCTTCCTTAATCCAATGGTCGAAATAAGAAAGATATAGATTCGCAAAGAATTGGGAAAGATAGTTACCGATAGGAACACCCGGTGCTGAATCTATAATACCATCCAGAAGGGCAAGCACCTTTATGTCTTTTATTTTCTTACGTATGATACGTTTCAGTATGGAGTGGTCTATTGACGGATAATATTTGCGAATATCCATTTTCAGACAATATTTTGTTCCATCAGCATCTTTCAGGTCTTTCTTCAAATGTTTAACTACTCCATGAATGCCTTTTCCTTTGATACAGGAATAAGTGTGTGAAATGAAAATCGGTGTCCATATATCTTCAAGGATGTTCATTATAGCGTGATGCACAACACGGTCACGAAATGGTAGCCTGTATATCTCACGCTCCTTTGGGTCATGTATAATGAAAGTCGTGTATTGAGAAGTGATATAGCTTCTTTCCGACAATTCTTTGTGCAAGGAAAGTATGTTGTTATCCAAATCTTTCTCAAACTGAATAACTCCATACGTTTTTCCTTTGCCCTTTTTAGCTTTAGAATAAGCAAGATAAAGATTATCTATATCATAGATGCGATGATATAAATTCCCAAAGCGTTTCATAGCCTTTGTTTTCTAATAAGAGTTTTCGGGTTAAACCTACCAACACCGTTTGAATTGTTGTTTTCCACCAAGAGGTGAGGTTTCTGCCCTTTGAAGTTTTACAACATAGGTGAGACCTGCTACCTGCATTCGCATACGCATTATCGTAATTCGAATCGTAGAAAGCGAAAGAGGAAGGAGACCCATTAAGCTTGAACCACGGATACCAGCGTTTCACGTTAGCATTGCATACATTAAGTTTCTGACCTCCATTTAGAGCTTCCGTAACGATAACCAGCTTTTGATAAGCAATATCGTGTTCCGTCAAGCCTAACTCCAATAGCTTTTCTCATCGAGTGGTTCCCTTCCCAACTCGTGGCAAGCATCAAGGTAGGTTTTCACTCTTTCTGTAACGTCTTGTGAAAAGAAATCCTTTCCAAAAGATTCTTCCAATACTGTTTTTAATTCTTTTGAACCGCTCCGATATAGTTCACGGGCTTTTTGTTCACTTAATTGTAATGTTTTCATATAATTGTTATTAATGGGTTTCAAATAAAAACCGGACTATCTTCACAGACCGCCCGGCTACGACTAAACAAATACTTCATCTGTATTGAAGATGTTGCGACACCCGGACTCGAACCGGGACGAGTTGTCAAGCTCCGCACATCTAAGGTTTGACATTCCTATCATAGAGTGCTGCGTCTACCATTCCACCATGTCGCAGTGTTTCCCGGCCAGCACGTGGACGGGACTGTTTATATTAAAATATATCATGAATTATTCACCCTCACGGGCTTATTGAGTAATTTTTAAGAAATCAGGAGAAATCCCATATAAGGGCGTTTTGCCATCCCATTTATCAATAAATTGTTTGTATAAGATTTCTTTCGTCAATCCTCTTGACGTAATTAGAGCCTGTTCTGTCTTTAACTGTTCAAGCTCATTTCGTTTTCTCTGTTCTGCTATTTGCTGGTCTAACACTGAGATATTGGTATTAACCTCATTACGGCTATCAATCTTTTCACGTACTGCTCTTGAAAATTCAAGCTGCGCGGAAAAAGTCAACAATTGAAGCCCTCTTTTCTCAAATTCTTTATCTACTATCTGTTCCAGCCGTTTTTCAAAAAGAAGAGAACCGCCATCAGCCATCAAACTGTCTGTCTTATGTTTCCGGCTTTCTTCTTTTATCAAGTCATAAATACGCGGTTCAAGTATATTGTCTTCAAGGCTTTGCATAAAACCATCTTTCCCGGATTCCGTATCGGCTTTATCTATATGTTTATTATCGAATACAACATCAACAGCCCTATTTTTTATAACTTTATATGAATAGGTGGGACGTGCATTAAATTCTGTGTTATCGGCAGCTTTCAAAGTGACAGGTTTGGCAAATTCACCTCTTTGGTCAAATAATGGGACTTGAAACAACTCTGTACCCCATTCCCAAGTGGAAACTCTACCCGATACCACCTTGAAATCCTCTTTCCCTTGCTTACCGTAGTTCTCCATCAGAACCCCAGCATAGTTAGGGGCTACTCTTTTGCAAGAAGCGAATACCAATAAGGTCATACAAACCAATGTCAGATTAATCAATCTCTTCATTTTTTAAGTTTTTAATTAGTTTATAAAAAAAATAAATTATAGTGGCTGATATTACTGCTACGCCTAACCAAGCGTGTAGGTGATTAAAAATCCTGTTCCCAATAGCAATTCCGATAATCAAAAGTGCTATTAATTTGATGTACTTATTCATAATTCTGATTATTTGGTTATTATTGTTCCCGTGGGCGTTCCGATGGTTGCCTTACTACTCTCAAACATCTATTGAGAGCCACGGGATAATTACATATTACTTCAATTTTCTGATTATATCACCGCCATAAGAATATTGAGTTAATTCTATAAACTCATGTACGGTATAAGTATCATTGTCAATGTCTATTCCCTTATTGGCACAGAATGACAGCCTTCCTTGCTTGCACGAACCGGTCAGCACATGATGCCAATGGAACAATTCTTTAGCCGATACCTTTTTAGTAAAGTCCTGAAAATGCTTTTTAAAAGCTTCCAACCTTTCCTCCTCGGTTGAATCGTCATACAATTTTTCTTGAAGCGAAGCAAAGGCCTCGTGCAATGTTTCTCCATGAGCGAATTTCCCATTCCTTTTTGCAACAAATGTCTCAGTCAATGTAAAGTCATCGTTCAGTATATATCCTTTAGCTACATTGTCATGAACATGCTTGATAATTGTAGGAATATCATCAATGATATATGCTTTGTCGCCATTGAAT